TAGCGTTCCGAAGGAAGCGACTTACGATGGTCTGGTAGCCGCCCTTTACATCTAGCCGGTATGTGATGGCGGTAGGGTTGCCGAGGCCGACGTTGCCGGTCGTCAGGATCGTCAGCCGGTCGTTCGTGCCGAGGCTCGACGCTTGGCTGATCTTGTAGGAGTCGGAATCGCTGTTATCGAGGCCGTGGGACCACGTCGTGCCCCCGTTAACCTCGAACGACATGAAGGGGTCGCCGGCGCCAGTGACGAACGAATAGAACTTAGCGCCCCCGTTGGCGTCGCTGTTTTGAAGCTGAGAGATATAGTTCCCAGTTGCGGCGCCCTGCATATACAGGGCTATCACGCTGCCGGTAACGGCGTTGCCCGACTGGATAGTGACGAGCTGTCCATTAGCTGCAACAGAGTTACTCTGGAATGCCGCGATGGCCCCCGCCGCGCCGGCCCAGACGTCTAGGGCCTGAGACCCGAGCGACGCGTTTGAGATCGCGATCTTGGTCCCGACGTAGACGTTGCGGGCACGGCCCGACGCGCTGGCGCCGAAGTCATAGGTGTTGTCGGCGCTACGCAGCACGTTGTTGTACAGGGTCACTACACCAGCTGATGAAACTCCGAAGATTTGAGCAAAGGTTCTGGAACCTGCTCCAGCTGTAGCATTTACCAGTGAAAGAGAACCATCAGAGAGAAGTATTAAACCTGAGCCTGGTTGAGTGGCGTCATCGAGAGTACCGGCAGTAGCAGAAGTAAGACGTACGTTTACAGAAGATACTAAGCCATCACCCCGGTATTGATTCCCGACACGACTCTTAAGACCTGACCAACCACTGGGTTCATAGATTGTATTCAGGGTAGCGCCAGTAGCACCGCTTAAGTGTAACAATGAGGCTGCTGTGACACCAGTGCCTAAAACGACTGACGTGCCGAAGTAACCGGAGCGGATGCGATTACCGGTGGACCCAAGATCGTAGGTATTGTCGGCTTGAGGGACAAAGTGACCTGCGGCAAGTAACAACCAACGGCCAACAGGTGAGGATCCGGTCGAGAGAACAACCTGCGCACCCTGAAGGTTAAGATCACGCATCGACCCTGTGCCAGCCGCCTGCATGGAGATGACGCCGTTACTGCCGTAACTCATCCGCTCCCAATTGGAGGCATCCGTATATGTACCATAAACGCGGAAGGTCTGACCGTTCGTACTATTGCGCAGAGCAAGAACGTTGGCGACATCTCTATAGAGTAGCACGTCATCAGCAGTGCCTAAAGCAATATAACCCGAATTTGTACCATTCACCCGTAAATAGCTTCCGCCGCTAACACCTGCGCCAGCTACAAGATTCCTTGAAAAATAAGCATCTCTAAAGCGACCTGAGCCGGAAGTGCCTAAATCATGAGTAGCATCAGCGCTAGTGAGTAGATTACCACCTAAAGTGGTAACACCATTTACATGGAACAACGTACTAGGGCTTGTAGTACCTATGCCGACGTCTCCAGTGGCAGTAATACTGAGACGAGGGTTAGCAAATCCGTTTGTGTAAATCCTAAAAGCAGTAGCTTGGTCTGTACCTTGAAGGAACACACCGTCATTTTGTGGAAAGTAAGAGAAGACCGGGAGCGACGTGCTGTATGTCCGGTTTAAAAGCCGCAGACTGTAAGCGGAACTGCTTGGAGTGCTTAGTGTCAGCGGTACGCCTGAGGTAGCATCGGCGACTGTGATCGTCGTTGCACCGGTCGGCGCTATGGTCATTCGCGTCCCAAGCGCACTGCTAAGTGCGGTCTGGAACTGAAGCTCCCCCTGCCCGGCTGTGGGATGCTGACTGAGAATGCGGGCAGTGTCTATTGTCCCGCTCAGAGTTCCTTGGAAACTAAGAGAGGTACCCCAGCCGGAAGTGTTTTGATTTACTAGAGTAAGTCCACCTGTTGAATTAGTTGCACTTCGTGAGATAGCTACTGCACCTGTGAGAGTGGAAGTACCAACGCCCCAGGTTTGAACAATAGTTCCGCCTGCTATCACGCCCAGCACGTCTGCGGAAACGCCGTCGATGCCGGTGTTCAGATCGCCGGCGACAGCTAGTCCTGGAGCAGATACAGTGCCAGCCAGGAAGGCAAGCACTCCGGCCATAGTCCCACCAGTCTTCGGCAGGGCAGCTTCAGCTACAGTGTTAAGATTTGAAAAGTTAGTATCGATTTCTGTGTTTGTTAGAGGAGATCCTTTAACAGACCTAAGTGTGAGAGCTACCATAGCTACCTCGTTACCTGAAGTTTCCAAGTGATTGTGAGGCTAATTTCGGCAGATTTAGCTATAGCAGCAAATACAGATCTACATAAGAGAGATCCTGCGCTACTCGCATTAAAAAGCCCGGCCTCTGTAATAGTACCAGTACTAGTGCCTGCGGGAAATACAGCGACGTATTGAACAGTGTCATTTGTCAGTGTTGTAGTAACAAGCGTAGTAGAGTCCAAGGTGACCCTACCGAGTTCATTACCTAACGCAGTATTCCCTGCAGCGGCCGCAGTATTGTTACTACCAATGGCCATATGGGTCATCGCAGTGGCTGAGGCATCTTTAATTCGGCTAGCAATATAAGCCAACCCAACATTAGTTACTATGTTATGCTTTCTCTGAGTTTGAACTACGCCGTTCTTATCGGTGAGTACAAGCTCTAGAGTACCGCTTACCTTAAAAGTTTGTAATTCCATTTCTCACCTATAGTGTACGGATTTCGCCCGCGTAAGTAGGCTCTACGTAGTCCTCTGCAAAGTAGCTTTGAATAGAAGCTGAAAGACTCTCAAGGAAACCTAGGCTATCATCAGTTAAGTCAAACATACTATCTAGGTATGAATCGCTGACTTCTAATATTGTAACAACATCCGAGATCTTCTTGACGAGACCACCGCGCGTGTTCAGTTGAACACCACCCTGCAGAACATCAATGGTAACCAGGGTGGCTTCAACTTCAGTACTGACCTTAGAAGGGTTTGAAGCGTCAGCACTAATACCAGGAGACGTGATCTGAATGTTTGTGGTACTCATTGTTATGGCACTTCAGCTGTAGGGCTAAACAAGAATTCAATCATCCCACGTACCGGTTTCCAAGTACGTCTGAACACAGAGTTAGCTGGTTCAGTCACTCTAACTTCTAAGAAGCCGTAAGTGTTAAAACTTACGTCAGGAAGCACACTGTAGGTTGAGCCTAGAGTACTAGGAAGCTCTACAACAATTGTGCTAAGCGAAGTGACTGCCCAGCGAGGGTCTAAATTAGGAGTGGTGGCTGAAATGTAGCCAGCACCTGTGGTTAAACTGTAGTAGACACCATTGTACAGCACTACTTCGTTATAGTTATAAGCAGTAGGCGCTGACCAGGCACCCTGTAGGTCAGGAAGACGAACAGTCAGGCTTGTCTTTACCGGACTAGACCCATCAACAGCTGTAGGTCTAGCTGTCTGGTTGACAACATTCGCAGCTTCTATGAGGGCAGCCTCAAACTCAAAGCCAGCAACAGTGACGTCACTTACGAAGTTGAGTGTGATAGGAAACTCTAATTGTTCCCCAATTATCATAGAGATTAGAACTGCTCCGGAATCACTAACAAGATCATCTGGGCTATCTGTTAATTTAGCGCGTGCCACTTCTAGCCCCTTTCGGAGTTACTACTGCATCGAGTCTTGCAACAATAGCAGTTTCAAATCGTTCAAAGTCTTTACGCAATACAAAGTTACTGCTAACACTCTGAAGGATATCTGTCTGGTTAGCCTGAATTACTTCCAGCTTTTCAATAATACGGTTGGTATTTACTTGATAGTCATCTTTACGTACATACTGACCTGCCACAAGAAGCTCCACTCGGTTGACTTTATCTAAAAGCTCCCGAGCAACATCGTCGGCTTTAGTTGCGTTCTCGTCTAGTTTAGCCTCAAGATGAAGTCTGATAGTATCATCTTGTAGCCTCAGCTGCTTTAGCTCATCGCCGATGCTTTTTAAGAACCAGCCAAGCCCTATACTTACGATACTGAAAGCAGCATTAAACAGTATCTGGAATGAAGATTCCATACAACTTTACCTTACTAGAATCCAAATCCACGCTTGGTTACAGCTTTGTGAGACTTGATCGGGAACAAGTACTCTGTTATATAGCGGATACCATCTGAGAAGTGCTCGATACCCTCGGACTTATCAATAGTGGCTGTATCAGGGTTACGATCAACCCACTTAGTTCTTTCCATAGAAGCGATAGCACCTTTACACCTAGGATGAAACAACATTCCAACCTGGTTAGATGCGTTCTTGAGTTTACGATTGACAGCTTGAACAGAGTCCACAATAGGTGGAGCCTTAGATCTAGATAAGACTGTAATACCATAACTCTCAAGGATAGAAAAGTCAGTCCTACCAACAGGAGCTGAAGTCTTGTTAGCTTTACCCGACGGATCTGGGTAAGCAAGTATTTTATGACCCTTGAACCGCGTGGATAACGCAATTGCAAGGGTTTCTGTGTCAGGATGACCTTTGAATTCTTCAATGCACTCCAGAACACTACCTCTAAGGGCGAAAGCTGTAGTACACTGCAAGCCAACGTTGAAGTCGATAGCTAAGTGTACAGGTTCACCAGGAGTGTCACCCTCTTCCTTATAGAAATCTTGAATCTCATTAGAGACATGAGTATCTCTATTAAAGCAGTAAAAGACACTATAGCCTGATTCTTCAAACGAGGCTTCATACTCTGAAGCGAACTTAATAGGATCAATGTCCTGCTTAATACGTTCAATCTCGTCAGGGTCTAGGAAGGGTGAGTCTCTATAGGTGTAATGGTAGGACTTCCAAGTAGAGTTGGTCTCCCGCCTCGTATATAGAGTATGGAAGAAGTTATAACCCTTAGGAGTACTTAGCATAAAAGCCCTGCCAGGACTCTTTGCACCCACCCGCTCAGCGTTTTTAGGAGACCAGCGTGTTGAGATAGCAGGCTGAATGATAGATTCCCAAGCTTCTTGAGGGTCAATACCTTTAGTGCAAGATGAGACTTCATCCCATACAACAAAGTAAGGACCTTTACCACGCATTCGCTCAATAGCTTCATAAGACAGAAGCCTGAGTTCTACACGATTGGGAAATAAAAATCGACCCTGGTCTTTTGAGGTCTTAATACAGACATTCTCAAGACCAAGGTCATAATTGAGTAATGGGAAATAAATATCAGTAACCTGCTCATAGGTAGGAGCAATGATATAGACAAGCTTATTAGGGACTGTAGCAGGCAGTTCCATAAGCTCATAGGCTGCTGTAGTTGCTGCAACAGAGGCTACAAAGGACTTACCCCAACCGCGAGAGCAACAGACTACACCATACTGGTTGACCTTATCAATGAACAGGTCTTTGTAGGCTTCTACCTGGCCTGGATGGAGGGTTATAGACATTAGTCATCACCACCATCTAAGGGTACAAGTGTAGGTTGCATGCCAAACACCTTAGTGCCGGAATCGCCTAAGTTGATTACAAGCATAGGTGTCTCAGCTTGTTGAGGTGTATCAGCTTCAGGAACTCTTCCGTATCCGTAGCGCAACAGTTGAGTAGAAATATTAGTTAGTTTGTCGTAGAGGTTTAAATGGAGTTCAGCATTGTAAGCCCTAGGCTTTCCATTACCGAGTATCTCTACAATTATACCATCTCTACGCTTTTCTTGGTAGGTAATCTCAGCTTTAATAGCATGATACTGATCAACTAAATTCTCAATCGGATCAAAGCTGAGTTCAGCTAATTTCTCTGCACTCTTAATTCTACGTTCTTCAGGACGTCTGTCAGAACGTGTAAGAGGGCGATTAGGAGGTTGTTCTGTCATTTAATTCAGCTTTAATTGATTGGCTTCGTAGAGGTCTCTCAGATCCCAGGCATTATGTAACCAGTACATGGATTCACATTCAGGATCTATAACAGGTCTACAGGAACACGTGCCCTCAAGATCTATTACATGAGGATACATGTCTTCGATAGGTATTAGATGAGCTTCTGAAGTGTCCGGGTAGGTAGCCTCAAAGACTGCCCAATTATTAGATAGTGCCATTACAGGAGTAGTGGTTGTAGTGGTCGCTTTTCTGCGTTTGTGCTTAGCCATCCGTACTCCCACTGTTTATATTCAGGCGAGGTAATATTATAGGGATTCGTTTGGTGCCCTCTAATGTTGTCTTCCCTACCCCTGAAGAAAGCGTTATCCTGCAAGGACTTCCGCGACGCACCTTCGATCGTTTCCATTCCATTTTCCAGCAGATCAGCTACTTTAAGTAATTAATGATAACTTACAACTATCTAACCTTAAGTAATATGTTTATTAATAATAACTTACAACTATCTAATCTTTAGTAATATATTTATTAAGTAATTATTAATAAACTAACTACTTAAACTAAGTACTCTGATTATTATCCTCGGAGAGAGACCCTGGGTTAATATAACGGGGTCATCGTGTAGAAACTTTACCTTACCAATTCTAACAAAAAGAAAAAAATAAAGGGAAAGCCCTCCCAATGATCCAAAAAGGACCACCGGGAGGGTTGAGTTTAGCGTATAGTCTTGTCCGAATAATCTTCGGGATCTTCAAGGTAATCTGGATGTGCTAGTCGTCTACACATCCTCTCGGAGTCTGACCAACGTCCATCTTGAAGACTCTTGAGCCATGTTGTAGCAGGCTGGAAAGGAATCCAACCCAACTTAGGGTGATCTTCAACCTTTAGTAGCAAAGCCGCCATGAAACCACTCCACTGTTTCGTTATAACCGCCGATTAACCTATAGGTCTCGTTTGTAATGACACAAGGAACTGTCATCTTAGCATACTTCATCACCGCTTTGAGAATCGGTTGATCCTCAAGGTACAACTCCTTGTAAGGGATCTCAACACTACTGAGGAAATCCTTGACTTTGTCACACCAGATGCAATCATCCTGGGCAATTACAGTCAAAGTCAAGGTACGTGCAGTATACATTAATAAACCCCTGCCGTCCAAATTGCGAGCTCGTCTTCAAGACCCACTGAGTGATCACTGACCACTTCATCTCCAAGACCCCAGATGAAAGTGATAAATTTATGACCACTCATTCCGCCCAATTGTATTTCGTTGAAATCAGTTTCCGCGAGCTCTTCGAAGATCTGATCCTGGTCAGTACACTCTTGAGTAGCTGTAGGGCCTTCTTCATCATGGACCGTGATCCAGTAACCCGCTCCGAGGGCTCCAGTGACTACAGCCCTTGCAAGTTTAGTTTCGATACTTTCTGGGTTTTTCAACGACATGTTCTCTCTCCAGAGCGTCTTCAAGTTCCCCAAGCTCCACAAGGAACTTTTCAAGGGTCTTTCCAAATTTACGATAGATCCGTTTAGTGCTGGGCGGTTGAGAATCTCTGATACTAATGATGGTATCGTTGAGATTCTCACAGTGACAAGCCGCCCGATCGAGGTCTTGAGCAAGACATTCTCGAAGACCTTTATCTTCGATTAGCTCAATAAGCTTAGGCATCGGTTACCGTAGGCTTCCCTTTATAAACCTTGATGAAGACATCTTCTAGTTTCATCTTCTCCTTCTTAAAGTAGCCAGGAGTTGCTGACATCTTAGACGTCAACTTGATGAATACTGAATCACAGAAGAAGTTGGCCAGGTCCAGGGCTGTATTGAGGTCAAAGCCTCGATAGATGACCCTGGAGTTCCGGACGTACTTGCCTTTAGTACACCTGAGCACAACTACGGTAGCGTGACCAGGTTTTTGTTCTCTATAAATAGAACCTTGCATAGGAGCTCCTTATTACTAGCTCGTGAAATTGTTTACAGTCATTGGCCCATAACAGCCGTCTAGGAACCAGGTACCTTCTTTTTAGAACGCTTCGTGCTGACTCCGACCTCTTCCAGAGTTAAAAGCTTGCGACCCCGGTGGTCAACAATCTCGGCTTCAGCCTTTAAAACTTTAATTTCAGCCTTCGCCTTATCAAGCTTACTAGTAGCTCGATTCCACCGAGAAATCAAATTTTCGTTTTCTTGAAGAAGCCTCGAGATACGTTCTTCTGAATCCTGAAACTTCTTCTTAAACATATCAGCGTAGCTGCGAACCTGAGAGATTTCTTCGAGAAGACCCCGATTGGTGTATCCTTGGGCGGAAATGTCTTCCTTAAGCCTCCGCTTGTCAGCCCTGAGCCTGATAATCCAGAGGACTAGGAGTGCGAAAACGACGACTGAAAAACTGTGAGCAAGACCTTCCATCACTTTGTGACTTTCTTCTTAGAGGGGACCTTCATGGCCTTGAGATAGCCATTAAGCTTCCTAATCTCAGTTTCCAATCTCTCGATGTGCTCTTGGTGAGCTGAAAGAGACTTCTGATCTTTCTCACGAGTGTACCGTGCAGAGCTGAGCATAGCCTCAGTGTCGCCAAGCTTAGTTTTTAAAGCAACAAGCTGCTTGTCAGCCTTTCGGAGCTGATCCGTCATGAGTAAGATAATAACTGCAAGGATCACAAACACTAGAACATAAAAGTAGTCCATTAGACTTTACCTTTCCAATTCTTAGGAAGCCCTGGAACCCAAGGCGTGGTTGTTGGTTGACGATTACTACGTAGACTACAAACTCTATGCCTATGCTTCACACGGTCTCGCTCACTTGTAGCGTTTAGATTAAGCTGTACTTGATAGTTATCTCCAATTTTAGAGATCCCCACCCAATGTTCGTTACTCATTAAGTCCTCAGTCTTACTAGAAGTTTACGAGCTGCGATTACTTCGGGTAACTCCTCTGGATCCCAAAAACCACAATCACCAGAGTTCCCAAGTTGTACGTAGGATTCCAGAAGAGCTGAGAGAACTGTCTCGTACTCTTTAAAGATAGCTCGCAGTTGTTCAATTACAAAATCATCTGGAGGATTCATGCCTTGACAACCTCAAATCTGCCATCGTGGAACTCCATGAGCTCTCTCACCCAAAGGTTCCCTTCTTCATCTCGGTAGACTACAACCCTGTCGTTATCTTGGGGAGGCTTAGTACTAATTTGAAGGGTGCCTACTCCAAGGACTTGGTACTCAGTTTCTCGTGTACGGTGACGGTACTGGGGTGTGAAGTTCTGAACAGCTGTGACATGCCACCAGCTATTGTCGGACGTTATTGCAACTACCTCATAGCCGTCGCTAGCCAACCTGTTAAGAAAGTTTTCCAGAATAGGGACCTCGTAACGACTGTGAGGTTTGACAGTAATTGCCCCAGCCCCTTGGTGTACTGCAAATACTTTAAATTGTTTCATCACGAATAAATCCTGGAACTGCTTCTAGATCTCCTGAACCCAAGTTAGGGGCTGCAAGAACCTTGTCATGTGTTACGACAAAGTCTCCAGCCCTTGGGCTATAGAAGGGCGAAGTAGACTTTATGTTATGAGGGTCAAATCCCCAGGAAGGGTCCCAATCTGAGAACCCCACTGGTATACGGGATACCGTTCAGCCGTGGCAGGATCTTCGATCAGTCCCATCTGATGCAAAACCTTAGCAGCGCCTATAATCACGACCATACGCTCTAGGATCTTAACACGCTGGCCAGACTCTAACTCATAGGCCCTAGTTCGTTGCTGCCTATCAAGGTCGCTAGTAACGTCTTTAAATTGTCTCAAGCCACTCTCCAGTGTTTAGAACCTAAGCTTGATTGGGTGTATTTTGAACCCTGCACCAAGCTTAGATCCGAAACGGTTTGCTTCGATGAACGTATCGAAGGACTTACAGCAAGACTTTCCATCTAGCTTGTAAGTCACTAAGTAGAATTCCACTACTATTAAGTCAGGTTTCCCCATAAGTAATTCGCTTATAGAGGGCCTCCAGGACCATCTCTGTAGTGAGCCGATCGAGGCCATTACGCCGTGCATAGAACGCGATGAACTCTATAACTTCTTTGTAGAGTTCATTTCCGGCTTCTTGTTTAAATTCAGTAATGAACAAGGCCACTGCCTTGAGACCTTTAACGATATTATCCATAAGAATTTCCTTTAAGGTTGGCGACTCCAGTAGGACTTGAACCTACAACCCACAGCTTAGAAGGCTGTTGCTCTATCCAATTGAGCTATGGAGTCTGGTTAGAAAGTTAGGTCGTTTTGATTACTTTCCAAGCAGTTGTTCTGGTGACGCCAACACAGCCTTCAGTCTTCAAACCGCTTAAGACTGCGCTCTCGCTACTAAGCCTGTAACCTTCTCCAAGAACGAGTTTGAGTAGTTCTCTGCGTTCCATAGGCGTGCCGTCTTCAGGCAACCACGAAAGTACTTTAAGACCGAGTCTGGTTAGAGAAACTGGAGAATTGTTTCTTCTCTTAGCAACGCTGGTCTCAAAAGTTGACGCACTAGGCTTGAGCTTACCAGGATTGGCTTCAGTTACATGAAGCTCTGTGACATAGTCCATAACAAGCGAGACAATCGTGGCAACAACTTCATTCGGAACAGTGATTTCAATCTTTTTCATTCAGGTATTTCCTTCAACAACCTTACGAACACCCGTTCCTAGAACTTCAATAAGACCTTCTTTTACCAAGCCAGAAGCAGTTGAGCTTTCACCGCTAGGTTTGTAACCCTTAGCCTCCATATTAAAAGCAACCGTTGAGCGTGGGATGGGCACACCGTTTTCAGGGAGGCTCTCTAGATAGATTTTACCAAGTCTCGTCGCGGATGTTGGGGACACTCGCTTTTCCCTCTTGGCTCTAACAACTTTGACCGGACTAGGGGTGGGCTCACCAGCTTCGACTTCAGTCACATGAAGTTCAGTCACGTAGTCCATGACAAGCGAGACAATCGTGGCAACAACGTCGTTAGGAACGGTGATTTCAATCTTTTTCATTTAGACAATTTCCTTTATTTAAACCTTGTGAGTGATACGCTCGCTACGATAGCCCTTGGTGGCATGCAGTGTCAGCTGTACACCGGCGGGGACATCCAGACCTGTCCTGGGATCAACATCGAGCTTCCTGACTCGACGGTCAGGCGTACCTGGCTTAATGCGTTGATTCTCAGGATCACTCAGCTTGTTACGGAAAGAGCGAAGCTTGCGCATCATAGTACGAGTATTACTCATAGTATTTTCCTTTAAAGGTTGGTAGGGATGAAGGGACTCGAACCCTTACGACTTACAGCCAACGGATTTTAAGTCCGGTGCGTCTACCAATTCCGCCACATCCCCAAAATTAAGCGAGCCTTTTAAAGTCATGCTCAGGACTGTAGTGTTATTAGCGGCCCTGACAGGTCGTCAGGTGGAACCGAAGATTGCTCAGAGACGTCGTGTGATGACAGATCGGGCAATTGGTGTGATTGCGCTCGATCCCCAGCCGCTTCATCTGCTGGGCCATCTCCTGGTCCTTTTTCCGCTTGTTCGCGAGAGACATTTAAACCTCGTATTAAAGGAGGGTCCCTCACCGGTATAGTGAGAGTACCCTAGGTGAAACTACCTAGGGTACTACTCGAGATCTTTTTCATTGTTACACGCTTCCATATGTTTTGTAAAGGTCAATCAGCTTGGGTTTGAGGTCATTCAGCCAGGTGGCGTTTCTCGGGAGTACAAAACTGGCAAAGACTTCAGCCCTCTTCATTACATACAGCTTACAACCTTCTTGGCGATGTTTGTAGAGAACTGACTGATCATTCCCATACACACCAGTTAGATTGAAAAAGTTGGAGTCAGGGAATGCCAGCCTGAAAGCGTAACTTGGCTTTACAGGCGCTTCCGGGTTCTTGAGGTACTTGAGTTCTCCGGTTGCGATATTGCAACAAAGAATCCAGTCACCATTTCCGTAAGTTGCCAGAAGCGAACTCTTCCCGAGTGGACCGGTTAGGTCATAGGTGGTCTTGATCCAGACTTCCCCATTATCAATAAGGTGCTTCGCCATCTAGCTAACCCTTCCGTATTCTTCGTAAAACTTGAGCAAATCTTCCTTGATCAGGCTCCAACGACGAGTGGGATCTATTACCAAAACCTTCTTGGCCCAAAATCCGTCACGGTACCCATAAGCTTCTAGAGTGAATTCGGCATAGTCGTTCGTGAGTAACTCGTAGAACTTATAGATTGCATTCTGGTCCGTAGTATAAATACCGGACAGATTTTGCGAAGCTCTGCCGTACTTCCCATAAACTTTGAAGGCCATCGGTTTAGTTGGAAGAACTTTGAGCTCACCGGTCTTGATATTACAGTAGAGATTGTGTGCATGCTCGGCCAGAACCTTACTACGACTCAGCGGGTGAATTGGACGGTAGCTAGTCTTAATAAAAACTTCATCGCCTTCGATATGATACTTATCCATTATACGAGCTCCCTTCCTTTAATAAATTCGACGAATTCGTCAAGACGCTTGATGATCACAGTGCGCGAAATTTCAGCCAAGTCAGACCCGATGTAGGTCTTAACCCGAACATCCCCATTGTGCGTGATGTAGCGACTCATACGCGTTCTTGCTCTCTGATATATTCAAGGAACTCATCAAGACGGTCGATGAGTGCTTCCCGTGCGAGTTCACCCAACTCAGACCCAAAATGCCGTTCTTGAGCTCTTAGAAAACTAGCTAATCCCAGCAGGAGTGCGTCCGTAGACTCTCTTTCGTCAGTTCCAAGGTTCTGTAGTACTTTGATAAAGCCTGCTGAGGCTTCTTCTGCGCGGGGTGTCATAGGTTCAGACATTCTTGTAAAGTCCTTCAATGTAAGTTTTAGTGGAGGCCCAAGGGATTGGGGGTGAACGCACGAAAGTTTCAACCTTTGTCTTACCTTTAGTTATATTATAGAAAAGCAAATTTGCTTTTTCGTATGGTGCGAGATCTATCCAGATGTCGTAAAGGATGTCAATGTCGTTCTCGAACACACCTGTAAGCTCGACCTTGTTTTTACGAACCCATACAATACAGTATAACTCATCAGGTTTTGCAACTGGTGGATCAATAAAAGTGAGTTTACCATCAGACAGCCGCGTAGCAAGAATCCAACCAGCATCCAACATCACCGAAAAGTAATGTGTCTTGGCAAGTGACTCATCAGGCTTAGCCTTTAGGTATAATTCACCTTGATACTTAAGAATTTCGTTCATCGGGATCCCCTTATAAGTTCAGCGAGCTCTAGTGCTTTAGGGTCACTCTCCATACGTCCTATAAGAAATTCATGAAGATACTCAAGTCGCTCACGTATATAGTCCAAACGAGACTCTCCAGTCGACTGACTATCGTACACTGAACCTGCCACACTGTAACCTACAGCTGACAACAAAAGAATATCGACAGATTCAAGAGGGTCTTTAGTAAAGTTAGTTACCAGTAACGTGAGGTCCATTGCAGCTTTTTCAGCAATTTTACTAGGAGCTTTGCTGAGAGGTACTTCGATAGTCATTTTTCTGTCTCCACAGAGTTGGTGCGCCCAACAGGACTTGAACCTGTAACCAGTCAGTTATGAGCTGACGGCTCTAACCAGTTGAGCTATGGGCGCGGTTAATCTAGCCTCGGAACGAAACTTTAGTGGGAGGTCCACCTGTCTTTGTCTTTTCAGGAGGAGATATTGCTCTGATTTTAACCAGCTCAATGTACCGCTCAGGGATCCAAGAGCACACCGGGCGCTGATCTTTATCAAGCTTCTCACTGACAACTTCGTAAAAGGCACACCCATTTATAAAGTAAGCTCTACAAACGATGATCCCATTGAAACCCGTGAGCCTATCTTTCACGCGGTCTCCGAACATGTACTTGAACGGGGTAACAGGAGGGATCCTGTCAGAGTAGCCACCACTGACGATACTCAGCGTGTGAATATCAAAACTGATTGCTTCTTCAAGCTTGCTCGGGCTGTTGCTCTTAGGTTGAAGGGAGATCCTTAGATTGCCGTTATCTTGATAGAGTAGCTGATAGGCATACCCACAGAAACCTGTAAGGTCATCTATTAGCTCCTGGCCTAGAGCAAATGTAGTAGGAATTTGTTTGGTAGGCTTTTGGTTAAACACTGATCAACCTCCATGGTTATCATATAAGATGGGAGAATTCCGGCCTTTAAACCTTGACGTAATTCTCTTCAAAGAACTTACGAGACACGCAACCATAGTGTCTACGCTTCTCATGATCGTAGTGATATACAACCCGGTCGTTATTAGCTCCGACAACTACGACGGGTGTGCGGTTAGGACCCTTAGCGATGAATAGCAAGTTCATTCAGTCAACTTTCTCTTATGTTAATTGGCGGAAGCGGTGGGATTCGAACCCACGATACCTCTCGGTATGCTGGTTTTCAAGACCAGTGCCTTAAACCACTCGGCCACACTTCCAATCATCTCCAGGTTTTGATAAAGGCGTCTGCAGCCTCTTTACTTCCATAGTAATCAGCAATAAGAGCCTTTTCACCTCCACTGTTCCAAAGCTTAAGCTTTTTCTTGACTTCCCAAGGTGCTAAGAAATCTACGCCGCAGTGTCGGATAGAGCAACTTTGATGACTGCCATCTAGGAGCGACTCACCATCAACAAAGCCTCCGTAGGGCTTAGTGTTAAACCGAGTAATACGAATCGGGTGTAAGGAGCAACTCTCTACAATAGCTCCAAGTTTAAACTGCTTGAGCCATTGAGAGTATCTGTAGTCGCTACTAGTTTTACGTCTACGCCTATTAGCAGTCTTAAGGTTCATTTTAAGTCTTTCTAAAAATGGTGCCGCCTACAGGATTCGAACCTGCGACCCACGGTTTACAAAACCGTTGCTCTACCAGCTGAGCTAAAGCGGCGTATTATTCACCAAGAGGAAAACCCTCAGGTGTAGACAAGAACTCGTCTTCGTAACCTTTCCAAGCATCAATACCTTGAGCCTGCCAACGCCGGTATGTATTATACTTGTAGTTACGACGAGCGATAAAGCCTTTATTGTTCAGCTTGTTTTCGTCTAATACAAGCAGGATAGCAGCTGAGGTATCAGCCATCTCTTCCACGAGTCTGGTTGCAAGTTTGTGATTATGAAAATCACCTAGCTGACTGCCACGTGCAAGAATTTGACCAATTACTTGATTAAGTTCACCCAGCTCTTCGATAAGTTTAGAGAACCCAGGGAATTCTTCAGAGCCAATAGCATACGGATAAGGGTCGTATTTAATAGCGTCTGTCATAGCGCCTCTTTTGCTTGGCTGGGATGAAGGCGAACTCTTCGAAACTCTCTTCAACAGGAGCATCAGGCTTCGGTAGTCGTTTACCCCGCTTCTCAACGAACTTAATCGCCAGTTCGTTACGGTGCACTTCACAGAATGAATGCCCAAAGAAGGCATGGAATTCACAACCTGGTACCTGGACATCATGATCAAGGTGATCACATGGCCAACTGAACTGTTCAATACTCATCTAAACCTCAAAATAAAACCCACCGGTTAGGGTGGGTCTTTTAAAGTATGTTTCTAAGGTGCGACGTCGGAGGCAACTAATACAATAGAGCCGTTATTCAAGACAAGTAGCTAACATTGTCCCTCCGACATCCTACCGACTATCTAGATTAGCCGGCGACCTCTTCAGTGGCCTTAGCAGCCTTCTTGGCAGCTTCCTTAGCACGCCACTCAACAAGGGCTTCTGCAGCCTTCGGGTTCATCGGACGCTTTTCGATACCAGCTTCATAGCAAGCCATGATACCTTCTTGGTTAGCCAGAACGTAGCCAACCAGTTCAGCGTTATCGTCAGAAAGCTTCATCAGAGCTTCTTGAGCGGCGGCAGTCTTCTCTTCCGGCTTCAGACGAGTGACAGACGGCCAACGGAAGCTCGTATAGATGGCTTCCAGATTGTCAACAACGAAAGCAAACTTCGGATTGCCAGCTTCCTTGATGGCATCCAGAGAAGCTTGGAGCTTCTTCTTCTCGGCCTTCGAGACACGACGAATCGTGCCCGTTTCGAAAGCCATTTCGACCTGCTCTTGATTGGCAATAAGCCACTCAGCAAGTTCGGTATTGTTGTCGGTCAGCTTAGCAAACGCTTCACGAATCTTCGGAAGACGCAGATGGTTGACAGCCTCGGCCTTAGTATCAAACTGCTTGCCATCGGGAGTCGTGAAGACGTTCTTGATCTCGGTCATTTTATGTCCTGCTGATTCAAATAATAGTGACACACTACTATTTACAAAAACCCAGATATCTGTTATGAGTTTCAAGATAAAGGGTTAACTTAACGGGTTGAGGTGGTCAGCGACGACGCCGGTTCAGGGGCGGGTCGCTGTAGGTTGGTACCGTGCGCACGCGAGGTTGGTCCAGGGCGGGCGCGGCGGCCCGGTCGAGGGGGCAGGCAAGGCGGGGGCCTCGCGGCTGCAGGCGGCCAAATTTTGTAAGGCATTACTTTGCAGAAACCTTAGGTTTAAAACTTAGAACGGAATCTCATCATACTTAGGAAAAGCTTGCCTAAGCTTAGTGACCCTTGCTCGAAAGACCTGAAGGCCCTCGTGGGTAGGCTGCGCGAGATATTGGAGGTGGAGCTTTGTAAACTCTTCCATTGACCTCTCAAATGAGTATTGCAGCTCGTTCATCTCACGTTCGATGATTGCGAGATTGCTGTAGACAGCCTCAATCTCGCGATTACTGTCTTCTTGCTTAATCTGAGCGTAAGTTTTAGCCATTTAACTAAGTTCCTTGATAAATGCGCTTTCCATGGCGCGATAAGATTTATATCGATAGAAGTCAGTAACACGATCATAGTTAGACGCAGCAAGAGCTACCATTACCGTGAACTCAGCACCTCTAGCCTTAGCTGCAGCTTCAAATGCTTCCAGCATAGCACTGCCATGCCCACCTCTTGAATCCGGGTCAATCCAAAAGAATAGCTCTCGGGCAACTACTGAAGAACTAAACCAGAGTCTTGAGATCTCGAACCCTAAAGCTCCTAGGGGTTTTTCATTATCGTCGACTAGCACAAGGCACCCACGACTCGCTGAGGCAATGCAAGTTAATAGTGTTTCATGAGCCCGATGTAACGAAAACTTACCAGGAAAGCCTGACTGTTCAAAGAAAGGCTCAGCCATCTTGAGAAGGCCTGGGATGTCTTTACGTAGTAGAGTCCTTACTGTCGCCATAGCGGGCCTCGACTTTCTGGAAGATATACTTAGCTGTGCCTACCCAAGCTTCAGGAGCAATAAGGCCTCCTTCAAAGCTTGCTGGATCTAGTTTAGAGATTCGCTCACTGTAGCTTCGAATAGCTTCAATGAGAAACACTTGTTGAAGACCTCCGTATGGTCCAAAGTTGATCAAGTCTAGAATAAATTCTTCGTTCGTTTCTCTGGTATGGGTCATTTAAGCTTCTTTGTGAGGGCCTGAGGATCATTCCCAAATGCAGTTATAGATCGACCTTGGCGTGTAAAGGCTCTAAACCCGCCTGTGTCTAAGTTTTCAAATAACAGCGGAAAGTCACCTTGTTGACGATCTTTAATCAACCTGTAACGATTCCCCGCTGCGTCACCGTAAGTGTAGCCTGGTTTGAAGACAATAGACTTTCTTCCGGAGTTTGCATTACCCGCCATCACCAAATACCTGATCGACTAGTGTAGCCAAGTAAGTGGCATCAATTCTGCCAGGCTCGTTATTAATAGCCCTGATGAGCTCATGCATATAAGCCACATCAACACCCATCAGCTGATCCTTGAGGAATTTAGGATCTGTGAGGGGTTGGCCGTCAAGCTGGAAGATGATCTTCAGCATCTGGCCAGCAGAGATACGCCAGCCACGCTTCATAAACTTACGAATACGAAGTAGAGAAGCGATCGGGTACAAGCTACCTGAGTACACAAGACTCTTACTCAGGAGACTGCGCATCATAGCCTCACTGACCACAAGGCTGTCAGCTCGATAGTCGTACACGCCGGTGCAGTGAATGAAATCAAAGTTCTTGTGGATTTCTTGAGGAGTTCCGTAGAATCTGATAATCAACTGCATCTTATCGGAGAGCGTGATAGCATTGTCAGTCATAAAGACTGGACGGTAGGGAGGCTTTTTAGGGTCTTTAAGCTCAGTTTTGACCTCTTCAGCGGTACCGAGAGGGTCTTCTGCAACTGCTCCATAAGCTTGTTCAGCAGTAAACAGTGGATCTTCAGCACCTTCATCTTGGGTTGATGTGAGGAACTCTGCAGTAGCTGAGTCTTGCCCATGTTCAAAGTAGGAGTAAACTCCTTGCTCCTCACCTGCAACACCTGAAGACTTCATGTAAATCTTAATGCGCTGCTCAGTCTCGCCTTTAATATTTACAACCGATTCTTCTTTAATCGTAGGGTTGACACCGGCAAGGGCTTTAGCACTCAGCGTGCCCTTGGTGGTGTTGAACTCCTGAACATAATAGGTAGCTACAGCTTTGGCAGTTTCAAAAGTCTTGAAGTAGACGTCAAAATCATTGATACGCTCGCCCATAAGCATTGAAGTGACACAACCACCTGTAACAATGGTATCTCGCTTGAGAAGCTCAACAAGCTCAGGTTCTTTGATAGTAGCCAGCCAAGCATTAATCTTTTTACGAATTACAAGTTTAATTGTAGGAGTTCTAAGACCAGTCATGTTAACTCATATCAATGGGGTGACGAAAGCCTACGGCCCTCGGAAAACGCGGTTTGTCTTTAATACCGTGACTGAAGAATTTAAAGGTAAGTGTCTTGCCAAGTACGTCTAATTTGTTCTCCCAGATCCATTCAAGCTCTTGGTGAGTGAATGCTCCAGGCGCTACTTCAACTTCACCCCAAAGGGCCGTATCTAAGATAAACTTACCAGCCATCGCCATAGCCACCAACCCATCCTTTGATTGGGAACGCGATGCATAGCCAAGCTCGTCGGTCGTTTGAGGGTTAGTGTTATGCATTCTGGGATGGATGTCAACAATATGACCTTCGGTTTGAGTGAACCGTTTAAGTTTATAAATAAGTCCTTCTTTAAAAGTACCTCGACCATTCTTGTAACGGCCTAAGGGGTCTCTCATCATGATACCTTCATAGCCTTCTGAGAGACATTGATTCTCGTAGGCCACAAGTTCTTCGTAGCGCTCTACAGTAGTATGGTCAACAGCCTCGTGAGCGTCCACACCGATGACCATCTTAGCAGCTTCTTCAAGACGCCTGTAGAAAGGCTTATCAATTACAGCATCATCAATACAATCAAACACAAAAAACTTGAGATTGCCGGGTTTGTCTGTCGACATTACATGGCTTTGAGTTCGATTGTAAACTTCAGGATCAGTTGGATTGCCTTCAATAAGTTCCCCGTCAAGACCTGGAACTCTTGTAAAGTCTTCTTGGACTTGCCATGATGGAAGCAGCTTTCCTGAACGTGACAGTGCCATCTTACTGATAGTAAGACACCTAATACCATCATACTTAGGAGATACCATCAAAGGATACCGAAGCTCTTTAAAGTAGTTAGGATACTTCTGAGGATCTTCCCCAGGAGCGAGCATAGGCTTGAACATTATAGCTCCAAAATTTTGGGAGAGCCGAAGCCCTCCCAGTTAGTGTTACCGAACAGGACAAGCGCCCTTTTCGCAGTCTTCAACGCCATCAAACTCCACAGTGCCTGAGAAGGTGATTTGAGTTGTTTTAGCGACTAGTTCGTTATATTGCTCTTCGGTGATCTCCTCGTAAGGAGCTTGATCAAAGCCATGCTCAGAGTGCAACAGGAAAGAAAGACTCTTATGGTTGTTCTTGTAATACTTTGTGAGGTATTCTTTAATTTCATCAAGCTCTTCAGCCTTATAATAAATAGTGCAGGACACACTATTATCAGACCAGAGCTCTTGAACAGTCCTAATCCACTCAAGTTGCTTGAGAGCAGTCATGTCCTTAGCAAGAATAGCATTCTCAGGGTACGCAAACGGGAACGAGACTACGATGGTTTTATAATCTAACGTGCCATCGAATTCACGAGCATATTCCACTGGATAACCATGAGACTTACAGACGTCAACAAGCGGGTGCGAAGAGTCAATTCTAATTCTCCTTATCATAAAGCGAGCGTAGCCAGGGTGAATACCAGGGAGCACTCCCGGCAGAAGACTGAGGGTACCAGAAGGCTTAACAGTTGTCAACTTGATGCTGGGTTCAACACCCATATCCTTTGAGTACTGTACATCAAACAGTCTCAAAAAGCCATAGCCACTGTCTAACCAAGACATTTGTTCGGGAGTAGCTTGAAGGATGCCTGTAATACCAATACCCATTCGCATATTCTTAGCGATGACCGCTCCGGTTTCAGGGTGATGAGAGTCAAGCATCAATGAATGTTTATTAATACGATAAAGTTTTTCAAGAATATCGATGAATTCATCTTCGGAAGTCACGTTAGGAAGAAAGACTTCAGCAAGACAGCAAGTTTCGTAAGTCTCTAAGGATTGTTCAGCACAGGGATTATAGCCTTCGACCCCTGGATCTGGGTATTGGGTTTCCCCAAGTCTACCAATAAGTCTACTAAGTCTGAGATTAATGAGCCCATATGGTTCACCGCGACCAGTATAGCCGTCCCAGAAGTAGTCGTGCAACTCCGAGATGTCGTCACACGCGACCGAATTGTTAGACATCGCTCGCCACTTGGGGACAGACCCGAGGTCAAATCGCTTGGCAAGGAGAAACTCAACATCATCAGGATCTCCAATGGCGAGTTGAGCAGACCTACGAACATTACCAGCCACAATAATATAGCCAATGATATTCATAATATCCAGACAGTCAATCGGTCGAAGCTGCTTACCGGAGCGTTTCATGAGAACCTTGGAGATCTCGTTAATACCCCAGCACAGCTCTTCAGGACCGGAAGCAACACCGCCGAAACCTGCGATAGGCGTACCCTTACCACGAATCACTTGAGGCGAGTAAGTGAAAGTGCCTTTTTGTTCAGTGTCTGAAAGGAAGGCAGCTTTGAGAGTTTTACCTAAGAACTTGACCCAACCCTCACGTGAGTCGGGAATAATAAAGTCAGCACCGCCATCATTAGTGCGCGTAGGAGCTTTAAACCAAGTTTTAACTTTTGGGAGCTTGTCGACGTGATGCCGCTGGATGTTATAGCCCACACCAGCACCGAGCGCTAACATGTCCATAGTCCAGCAGAAAGGTCTGATAGGCTCATCTACAACCACAAATGCGCAGTTTTGGAGAGACGCCAGACCAAGGCGTTCAACCGTAGGTGTGCCAAGTTGCCACAAGAATCGCCCTGCGACACTGCACTTAAGCTCCATCATGTAGCGCTTAAGTTGCTCTTCTTCTTTATCAGTGAACCCAACTTCAAGCTGAGTATCACAAGCAGAAATAACTCGATCAACAGTGTCTTCGAATTCTTCAGAATTACCGTTCTCTAGTTTACGCGAGTAAGTACGCTTATACGTAACGTACCCAATAGAACTCCAAGGTGTGTCCATCTTACTTCCTAAATAGTAACAAACTCTTCACAGTGCGATATGGCTTCTAGTCTACCTGTCGAATAAATATATCGAGCACCAGGTACAGCACCCGTGAGGCCTGAGAAACGGCATTTCAGAACACACATGTCAATAGTGTTTCGTTCCATTTCTGATTCTGCGTTCATATTACGAGCAAATCCAACAATATCAAACGCGATCTGCTTAATCGAGCCTGAGCCTTTAATGTCATCCATTGAAGGAAGTCTACCTTCCTCAAAAGACTTACCTGAGCTATTACTAGTCTTTCTCAAGTGTGACACTAGACCAAGCCATACAGGGTGACGCTTCACAAGCTTAAGAAGGTCACTCATAATTTTGTCTTGAGCTTCGTTACCTTCTCTACCTTCAACACCTTCTGAAACTAGAATCGTAATGTGGTCAAGGAGCAAGTATTGACAGCCCATCAAGCACATATATTCTAGCTTATCCATAATAGATGTATCACTCATAGAACCTTGATGGTCCAAAAGGATAATTCTATCTGTACCAAAAGTTGCATCAAAACCATGTCGCAGCTCATCCAGAGGAATCTCTTCTTGAGAAGGATTTCTGGAGAGATACATGGCTGAGATTTTCTTACCAGTCTCTGCAGGAGATTCTTCCAGACTTACAACACCGATTTTAGCGTCCGGTTCAGTTGATAGGATATGCAGAATAATCTCCCTAAGCATAGTAGACTTCCCACTACCAGTACCGGAAGTAAACAGTGTGATTTCATTAAGTCTCATCCCCTTGAGTTTAGTGTTAAGACCCTCTAGGCAGGGTGGATATGACGTTGAGGGCGTTTGGTCGTAGTTTGCCATCTGTTCCCAAAGAGCTTCTTTGGTAATAATCCCAGACGGAATATACTTTACAGCGTCGAAGGTGCAACGAAGCAGCTCTTCAGGACCGAGTTCTGTAAGAACATCGCCGGCGTCTTTCTTAGGGAGCTTGGTGAGCTTTACTTTATCAAGACCTAGAATTTTTACAGCTTCTTGTTGAGCTTTATGTCCTGCCTCATCTTCATCAAAGCAAACAATGATTTCATCAAAGTTCCTAAGTTGATCCCTGGCTGCAATCAGAGACTTAGTATAAGCTGCACTAGGGAGACCAATGATTGGGTAAAACTTCTTATATCTACGATAGCTTGCTTCAGCCATCGAAAGAGTGTCCATTGCACCTTCGCAAATGATCACACGCTTGCCGCCCATTTGGAATCTTTCAATACCAAACAGATCGTCTACTTTATTGATCCAGGTGAACGTTTTAGGAAGTTCTCGGCGTTGGTAGCTTTCACCATCTTTATACGGATAGTAATGGTAGCCAATTTCACCATTACCTTTGAAGCCTACTTTCACGCCATAGAACTCACAGACTTCTTTAGAGATTTTACGTTCTGGAAAGCTTCTAACCTGAAAATTTTCTTTAATTTCAAGAGGATCTGTGGTTACTCGTATTAGGCTAGGAGATTTAGGAGTGGATTCCACGATTTCTTCTGCTTTGCTATCTGCTGCGCTAAACCAAGTTGTACAAGAAAAACAAAAAGAGGTTCCTGTATCGTATAGCTGCCTACCATCGCTGGACTGACAAGTTGGAGATAGGCACTTGAGATTGTGAGCAACTATCTTAGACATTAGTCTCCCATTGCTTCAAGTGCAGATTTAAGGCCACCAATAAGGATGCCTCCAGAAGTGACCAAACAGAGTCCAGATAAAAGGTCCAGTTGACCGGTATCGAGGATTGCTTGAGCAGACATCTCGAAGAGGAATCCTGCCGCAACAAGCACTACAAAACACATAATTATCAATAGAGCAGCTACAGTAAGTTTAATAAAGTTAAACACCTTTAACCCTTTCCATAAATTGAATTAGACGTTCACGGTGCCTGGCACTGATAGGTTCACTAACCCGCCAAGACACCTTCTCAATCAGCGTGTTATAGTACAGCTTAGTGGTAGGAGCTTCAACAAAGCAAAGAGACCAAGTCTCAGAATAAGAGAGCGTACCTTTTGTCCTGTACTGTTCTAGGCAGATAAATTCAAACTCTGACAAAGGTCTTACAGCAAAGTGCTCTTTAAGGAGTGGTGAAGAGGTCTTATAAGTCCGCCAGTTTGACTCTTTGCCGTTGTTCAGTTTACCTGTACCATAGTACTGCTTTTTACCGATATAGCCACGACTGAGTTCTTTGTCATAGATTACATATACAAAACCTACCCAACCCTGTCCTGCCATCTGTTCAGGGAATTCCCAGTGTCCGTTTTTAAAAGCTGACACAGGTTTCAGGGTAGGTTGACCTTTAGGTATTGTGCCTGTGAACTTCAAGGTCGTAGCTCCTGCACAATAGGCCAATCAGAACAATCAAAGTAGTCATCTAGATGGTTTTGGATGTGGATCAGCTTACCATTACTAAGAAAGTAATCATACCACTGGTCGTCATAGAATTCAATATAGGAACCTACCACGACCTCTTGGAAGTCTGCGTCAGTGATACAATCAGCAACTCTTGAAGAAGCCTTAGCCGGACCGATCCCTGGAAGCCCTGGGATATTATCAGTCATGTCGCCTTTTAAGAGCTGGGTGTAATAATTGACACGCGCATCATGTTCAGAGACTTCGATCAGTGCCTCTTTAGTCTTATCAAAGTTAACTATAAAGTGTTTACCAGGAATACAACGTAGGTCTTTATCGTTAGAGAACACAATAAAGTCTTGACCTGCAGCTCTGGCCTCATTTGACCAGATCCTTAGCAAGTCATCCGCTTCACGTCCATGGGCTGGTACAGCTTCTAGTTCAAATTCAGCCAGGTTCCTGATATTTTTTACAAAGGGTGCAAGCTTCCCCGAGTTATCACTATTCACCCGAGGAAGCTTATACTCTGGATACAACAGGTCTCGATAGTTGTCCCGGCCTTTGATTGCAATCAACACTTCAGAGCAGTAGAAGCGGTCACAAACTCGTCCTACATTCTTTTTAAAGTTTTCCCAGCAAGTTCTGAGGTACCTTGAATCTTCCTCAGTAGTAAATTCCAGCGGTACTCGCTTTCCATCTGCGTCTAGTTGTATACGCTGTACACCATCGACGTTATTTGCAGTTCTCTCGTAGCGAGTATAGCAGGCTTGGTAAGCCATCACATCGCCGTCGATCAGTGCTATTGTCATTTGCTCCCTCAGTTACCCCAATTGGCTAAGAAAGTCATACACTGCGCTGGAGTCTTACCTTTACGCTGACCATCAACTGTCTGATTAGCGGCTTTGGCAATAGTTTCAGCTTCTGCTTGCGGGAGGTATTCTAGCATCTCTTCAACTGAGACACCCCAGCGGTTCCTGATGGCTTCTGCCTTTACAATAAAGACTTCTGAGTTGCTAGCTTCAACTGCAGGGCTGTCCCAGTAACCATTACAAGCCGAAGCTACTATAAGTTCGCCTTGAAGTTTATCCATATCACGTTGCCAAGCAGGCTTAGAAGGTATTCCGTTGCATGCTGTAATGATAAAGAACAGCAAGATCATAGTGATGGCAACCCAGAAGATTGTAACTAGAGAGGTTCTATTGTTTTGCATTTTGAACAAATCCTGTATGAATTATCAGCTTGATAAATTTCTTGATGAGAGCGTTTGTGGCAAAAAGTGCAGAAGGTTTTTCTATACTCAATAGCCATGAAGATGATAGTTAGGACCTGAGTGACAAGAACCAAAATCCCAAGGTTAAGAATGAGGCCAAAGTCTGCTTGTATCGCTAGCATGAAGATTGTTGCTATAGCTGCGGCTACAGCATTACAAATCAATGATTTCAGAAACAGTCGGTGTGTCTCGTTCATACCCAATCCCCGGATATTGTTTGTCCAACAGGTGTAGGTGGCCTTTCTGACAGGAAGCTCTAAATTTAGGAGGTGCGTTGGCCAGCAGCCCAGGAACTTGTCCTATCACTTTGACTGGTAGACCGCAGGTGTCACAATTATACTCAACTCCGACTACTCGTAGCGGGAATGTTACTTCAGGCATTAACTTTGTCGCTCTTCTTAATGACGTGCGGAATGTGCCAGTTAGATAGGTACTCCGGAGAGTCTAGCCTTGATAGGAACTTTGCAAGTGCTTTTTGAAACTCTTCATGAGCTTCTAGCCGATCTGCACGGACGAACTCAACTTTATAACGAATCTCCCTGAAGTACAGACGGTAGTGACTATTGGCTTTATGGTCGTTCAAATCAGCAAGAGCAAACTTCTGATTAGAACAGTATCTGCTGTTTAGAATCACTCCGTTGTCAGTCAGAGCATAGCAATACCCAGCAAGACCGTCCAAAGTGTTTGAGAAAATAAAGATAGTACTCATTAGGACTCCTTAGCATGAATTATTGAATCCCAGTCACACGCTGAGCCTCGAAAGCACAAGCCCTGTTTTTGTCAGTAAGGTCTTGAGAACGATTAGCAGCGTTTAGATCTTCTCGTAGCTTTATTGCAAAGGCAAGCCTGAGCTTTCCATCTACAAGACGCATACTCTCGCAGAGTCCTGAGATTTGTTTGTTGAACTCATAGCTACTAGCAAACACTTTACTACCGGGTCTCATGAAATACATACCCGAGTAAAGGGCAGCTGTAACTAGAAGCACTAAAAGAGATAACTTGAAGACAGATCGCATCTCTCACCTATAAAATTGAACTACGACCTTCCTACCAGTAAGCTGGCTAACTCCATAAGTTGTCCAAGGGTATCTTCCGTGGTAGAGATTTGACTTGAACAAAAACATAGAGTTTGCCTTTGCTTGATTGATGTACCAAGGCTCCCAACCAGTATTGTCTGTAAAGACAGAGACATCATCGGAGCCACGCCCGTACTCAGGATGCTCGTATAAAGCAGTACCGTGAAGTCCAGGCGGCCCATCTTCAAGATAAAAGACTGAACCGTAGACAGGTCGTACACCACCTATATCGTTATCAGTGTGAATTCTAGGCTCTGCATCACACACTGTAGTATTAAGCCTCAGCATAGAGCTCAACAATTGCAGCGGGTGGTGTACTCCAAATTCAGCAGCATTTCTCAATGTGATAGAGATATCATTTGGCATAGCCGCTAGCATTATGCTTTGGTTGAGCCCTACGGGAATCTTTCTAAAACTTACTAGATTAGCTCGATGCCTGAGGGCTGCTAGGTCTGTGGCGTCTAGGATGTTGTATAACTGGACACCGCCTCCATCTCGTGAAGTACTGAAAGCATCCATGTCAGAGCTTTCCTAAAAGTTGCAAGACAGGTTTCAGAGACACCAAAGCTTCGGGATTGGTCTTATACGACTGAGTAACTCTTGCAGTTGCCGGAAAACCTCCAACATTCACAAGAATCCAAGTATCGGGAGGAACTTGCTCAGTTGTCTTGTAGTCATATGTCTTAGACCACTTGGCAGTTCTATTATCCCTAAACTTCACGCTAGTTCTAAACTCAAAGTACGCAGGTTCATCAGTGGACGTCATACCAGTTGTTTCCTATTTTACCTGAGCCGCCCATGATCATCACTCCAAAGAGTTTAGGACCATCAACAAATGCTTGCTTACCAATGGCTGCAGCTTGCGTGGCGTATTGTTCAGGAACCATGAAATCAATTTCGTCGTGGTACATAATACAAGGGATATAAGGGATACCAGCCTCCTTAAGACCTTTCATAGTGAGCATCAATGCCGCACTGCAAGTAATCTTTTCCAATGACTGGAGTAGATAAACAAGAAGTTTATGGAAAGAGTCGACGTAGATCTTATTTCCAGCGATAGAGTAAATGTACCCGTCGCCGAATTTCTTAGTTGAGCCATAGATGTTACCTAGTCTGTCGATGAGACCTTGGAAGCCTGGAACAGCTTTTGTAAACCCAAGCTTGAGTTTATTACCACGAACCGAGTCTCCAACATCCGTAACGTAGCTCCAAAGTTTTAATCCTGCAGCACCAAACAAGAATGCATACAGGATTCGTTTAGCTACAGCCCGTTTAGCTGTTGCAATTGCCTTATCGTGGTACCTACGTTTACGGTTACTCTTAAAGTAGTCCTCTTTTGTGAGACTTTTACTTTCAAGGAACTTTTGAACTCTTTTAGGGAGCTGAGCTTTACCTTCTTTAATAAGGTAAGCTGACCAGTTAAAACCAATCTCACTAAGAACCTTATCAAGTAGCGTAGCATTAAAGGTGTGAATATCTTTATTCAGAAGCGTGTGGGTGAAAGTAGGGTCACCAAGGTAGTGCGCAAGGCCACGTGCTTGATTACCCTCCGAATCACACCCGATGAGTTTATATCCGGGTAACGCGGTGAATAACGAACGCATTTCACGCCCCCAAGGGCTATCCCCGGTAGGTACGTTGGCAATAATGTTATGCCTCGTACGCATACTAGGGGTACCAATCGTGAACGAGTCACCGTGCAGCCTGCCGTTCTCATCAACAACTTCAATCCAAGTTCTGAGGATACCTGAACGTGACCTAGCTGTTAGGTACGCAGGATACAGTTTACCGTTCTCACCGAGAAGCTCAAGACTATCTTCTGTGATCTTAGGAGTACTTTTCTCTTTAGTCCTACGACCGGTATTAGGATCTTTCTTGTAGTTCCACTCTGTTGGAATCCAACCGTGTCTAAACAAGAAGATCTTCACATCAGCAGGTGAACTTAGAGAAAGATGCTCAAATGTTACCCTACAGTAAGGTCCACTGACAGGTCGCTCCCAAGGCTCCAGCAGTCCCTCTACAGGTTCAACACCAAACCAGCTAGCTGTGTGGGCATGGTAGAAGCCTTGAAGAGTATACTTAGGCTCCTTGACTTCTACGACATCGCCAACCTTGTCTACGGCTACAGCTTTCATACCAAGGATGCTTGTTAAGGCATCTTCAGCTTTCTTCATCTCTACATCAAGCTTCCCAGAGAGCTCTATTGCAGCCTCTTTATCGAAAGGCCAACCATGCCATTCAGCACGACCAACCCACTCAGCTACTGCGTATTCAGCTTTAATATAGGTTTGGAGAAGAGGAGCCTTCTTCATAGCTTCCGTGAGTTCTTTAAGGAGCACGTTGTTAACCATGACAGTCAGCATGACGTCACGCTTAGCATAATCCAACATCTCTTCCGAGTACTCATGGAATGCATCAAAGTCTAACTTGTCGAACCCAAGATGCTTACCCCAGTTCTTAAGACTATGCGGAACATCTTTACCAAAGCGATTGAAGTCAAGAACCAGAGAAATAATCTGAAGATCGCGCATTTGGCAGGTTTCAGGAAACTTAAAATTAAAAAGCTTTTCAAGAACTAGGTTATCGAATTTTAGACTGTTAAAGCCTGCAACAAGTGTTGCTTTACTAAATTCCTCCTGCCAGCTGAGGTCACCCTCTAGCCAGTAATGAAGTTTCTCTGTATCAAGGTTGTATGCACAAAGGATCCACATGCGGGTACAACCGACCAACAGGTCATCTGTTTCAACGTCATATACCCAACGTGTCATTTACTTTTCAAGCTCAGCCAATACTGTGTCTACGTCTACAATCATTAGAGGCTTGCCATCGTTATGAAGGTAGGCCACTAGAAACTTAAGATACCAAAGAGCTTTACGGAGCTCTTGACGGGTATCATCTTTTTGACCGTCACGGTCGAGATACTTACGAATTTGAAGCTTGATAGCTGCTTTAAACTTCTCAGGATCTTTGAAGTCCGGAAGGTACTGCATAGTCTCAAGCCACTGCATTCCGTCGCAGTAGTCTTTATAGTGGCTGGGCGAAACAGGGTTAGACATTATAACTCCATTAAAAAGGGGTAGGCTCTCACCTACCCCACTAGTTTAATTAAACGCTGATATTGGCACCCGAGGAGCTGCCCTCATCTTCGTCGTACTCAATAACTTCTGTTTCAATTTCGCTGAAGCCGTCATCACGAGCCTTAGGCTTGTACACAATGTGTTTAACAAGCTGAACACCCATAAGCACACTTACAGTTGTAGCAGACCCATCAGGCTTTGTACCCTGGTATTGGAAGATCCGGACGTTACCAATAGAACCGTTTCCAACAGTCTTCGGATCGACAGGATTCCCCTTACCATCAACAAGCTCAGGAGCTTCACCAGCAGTGCCATCAGCCTTGACAGACTTCTTACGGAGATTGGCTCGGAAGAAAGTTTCACCTTCATCAGGCACAATCGCCTTAACCGGAATTCCAAGTTCTTCCCAAATCTTCTTGACGGCTTTATCGGTAGTTCTAACTTGAACTTCCCAGGTAGGCTTCACCTTGTCAAAGCGGTTATTCGGACGCTTCGGGTCAAGATAGGCGTGATGCAGTTCAACATTATTCAAAATAGGCATATGATCCTCGGATTTAAATGGATGCCCTCAAAGAGGGTTAATATAACGGGTTCTCGGGCCAGTTAGAATGGAATTTCTTCGTCAATGCTAGAAGCTCGAGTAATAGGTGTAGAAGCTGTAATAGCTTTATATTCTTCGACTGCAATGGTGGTAGCCGGTTCAATAAGGCCGTCTGGGACAATCCTTACTTGTAGTGGTTTGAATTCATCAAATACATACTTTTGAAGTGCGTAGTCGTGCCTAATAGTGTGAGCCTTAGCTAAGATTTCCAATACTAGGACCAAGTCTGAAGGCTCTACTTGGAGCAGCAGCTCGTCGTAAGCTTGAGGGATTAGGATATTAATCTTCATAAGTCAATCCTCTTTAAAAGCAGCATCCCATTCTTCGGGAACTGCGCCTGTCATAATAAACTCTCGATCATCAGCACTGAGCCTAGGGAAAGCGTTTTGAATAAGAGTTCCCGATTCATAATCTTTCCACTCAGCAGGCGTGATGTCTAGTTCTTTTGTTCTGGTGATCCCTGAGAAAAGGGACTTTCTAGAAATCTGCATGGATACCTGGATTAAAAGGAATTGACCATATATCGTTATCTGGTGAAGTCATCTTGATAGACTGGATAAGATTTTCAGACTGCATATAAAGATGTTGTGGGATATACCAAGTGTCTCCACCGGAGTTGGACGTGATCATAACAAGACAAGCAAAAGATTTGTCTGGAAGATAATAAGCGAGCTCATAAGTGCTTGCAGTCTCTCCTAGAGTTAAATGTCTAGTCCCATCTTCAGAGTGTTCGTCAGTAGGAATATTTTGGAGTTCTTGGGGAGTTTCTACTATATAGAAAGCACCACCGTAAGTGAAATCAAAGTCTTCAAAAATTCTAAAAAGATCTTCGGAAGCCTCTTTGATGGCATTGCCAACCATTTTCTGAAGTTCTATCCGGACAGGCAATGGAGCCTTTTGAATGTCATAGACACTTCTAATTACAATCATTTCGCCTCACACAAAGCAATAGTCAGATTCAAGTACAGCTCTGATATCCAAGCTACCAATCATGATTTGACTAGCATCACCCTGAATATCTTTCATGAGCTGTTCTAAAGGATTGGTCTCATAAAGCTCAACAAAGGTTTCTCTCACAAGTATAAATAAGCCCTCCACATCACCTAGCAGGGCTCCATAAGAGTCATGAATAGTTGTTATAGAGAATTCAGCTTCATGGACTGTGATAGCAAGATGGGCTGCATCCAGACTGTGGATAGCATTTGGGCTAGCAGATTGACCTTGCTTGTTCTTTGAAGGAACTACATCTTCAATAAAACACACAGCAAGTTGAAGAGTGTTTGTGTAGTACCCTGTACCCAGGCGCTCTCCTTCAGGAGGTCCATATTGTACCCAAATCTTTTTAACTTTACCCTGAGTATAGTTTTGGACAACCGGAAAGTTTGTTACAGGAACTGTCCAGGATAAGAACTCGCCTCGGTCCTCTGCTGCTTTACCTGCTTTTTCAAACACAGTAAGAAGCTGCATTGGGCGTTTAAGCGACACTCGACAACTCTCGTAGACTTCTCTTCCCATGTAAGCACCCCAACGTTGTTCAAGACCATTGAGAAGTTCAATACCATGCTTGGGTGCATCCGATATCTGTTGCTCACCGAGACCGTAAGGAGTACCACCGTAAGGGAGAGTCATAACATTACGTTTGACTACCTTCCTACGATCCTTAGGGCTGCTAAGCTTCTTCCAGAACACCGGTGCGGCAAGTGTTAAAAGCTCTTTATTTGAGTTCCTAAAGACTTTTAAGTCTTCAATCAAAGATTTACGCACATCTGAGTTTTGAGGAAGAGCATGGATTGAGGTCTTATATTTAAGGAGTTCGCTGATAAAGACGTCTATCTGGTCTTTTTCTTCTAAAGAAAAATCTTCACAGTACTCATCAATTCTTTCCCAAACATGTTTAGCGACGTAGTTATAAAGATCACCAGGAAAAGCGAGCGGGACAAGGTTTACGTGAGGCGCAGTTTCTTCATCAAGCGTAAGGGCTGAAAGATGCTGAGATCCATTATTGCTACCGTCTAAATAGCATTCTAAAGAAGATTCAAAACCATTAGTCATACGACCTGTGCTGCAATATTCTACAAGACGGTTGAATTCAAAACAAGCTGCTAAGAATTGCCAAGGCTTGTCAGCTTGCATCCAGCCCTGATTAGTTTTAGGATCTGTAGCATAGCTTAACAATACAGCAGCATTGCTCATAGTCCAATGAACTCTGTCCCTGAGTGGGAGTTTGTCAGTTTTTAGACCATCAACTCTATCTGCATCGCCTGCCCAAAGATTGGCAAGATAGATGTATAACCATTTAGCACCATCTTTGCCTAAAGCCTTTTGATCAGCTCTTAAAAGTAGACCTCTTGCGGCATCTGAGCCTTGTTCATGGAGGTAAGCCGTTGTTGGGTACTTACGACCTCTAAAATCGTAGTAGTAAAGATGATAGAAAGTTTTGTCAACAAACTTGTCAGCAATAGTAATGATCGCTTTAGCTTCTCTAAGTTTGGTGGTCCTAGCTTCAGGATTGTGTTGGTCCCAAATGTCTGAGAAAGCTTCTGTTTTGTTATCGAGGGCCCATCTATAAATATCGTAGATGTCTTTATTAACACGCCAACCTTGGGTCTGAGCTTTGTTTACACAAGAAAATACAATTGGATGAGTATCAGGTTGGAGACTCTCCAGGACTCGTTTATTACCAGTTTTGACAAGTGTAGCACCTGTCTCATGCTTGGTACTAACCCAGGGAGCAAACGGAGTAAGACTTGGAAGCTTTTCAGCTTGAGTGATTGTCAAAGCATTCCAAAGAGCACAAATCAAATCATCGTTAGTAACTTGAATTATGTAAGCGTTGTGACCTTTAGAGCCCTGACCCAGAGTGACTTCAAGAAGACCTAACTGCTCAAACGAGTACAGGATGAATGCACCTGTCTTTGCTGCAGCTGAAGAGTCGCGTTTGAGTTTAAGCTTATTGCGCACTCCATGGCCCAAAGCAGAGATCACTTCTGTCAGGTATGTAGCTTGCTTTTTAAAACCTTTCTTTGGACGTGTGTATAAATAGACGATGGAGATTGCCATGTCTATATAAGACTCTACAGGGGCCGTTATGAGGAACTTAAGAGGACTTCGAGGATCTATTTCTACTTTACGTCTTTTATCCAATAACGCTATCAATGCCTGACGCATTATCTATCTCTCAGAATAAAACCTAGCCCGATAGAGATTACCAGGCTCACAAACACGCTTGCAAGAATACCGTTCAGAAGTCTATAGCAGAGCACCAAGGCTCCCATCACGAGTATTCCTGCAAGTACTATCATTTCTTTTCTTTACAATTCTCAATCGCCCAAAAATTTATTTGGGAACTCAGAACAGTTTAGAGCCATGTTCAGGGCTATTTAAAATGATAAAAATAAGAGAAAAGATGAACAGTTTAGAGCCATGTTCAGGGCTGTGGTAGACAGATTTTAGCCATGTCTAGGGCTTCTTGTTAGAAAAGTAGGTGGTGAATATCACCCACAAGCTCAAAAATAAGAGCTGGAAGTTGTAGATAATTCGCCTTGGGATTTTAAGAGGCCCAAACGCTGGCATTAGAAAGCCAACGGCTAGCGTAAATGCTAGGGCTACCAGTATGATGGATACTACAAAGCCTTCAGCGAGACTTCGTATAAAAGTCTTTGCAGGCATTTACAGAGCCCTTACAGCTTTCTTTTGGAGCTGTTTCACGATCGCGTTGATACCCAGAACCATCAAAGAACTGAGGATCGCGGCGACCGAGCCCAGAATCGTCATAGCCAGAAGCAGGACGAGACTGATGAGACCCGCAATGTTCCAGAGAATAGCCTGGATCACACGGAACGGAATGCTGATCACAAAGAGGAGAATTTTCATTAGCGGAACCTGATGAAGCCTTTCTGGAAGAGAAACGTGAGACCACGGAGAGCCATGGTCATGAACCAACCGACGATCTTGGCGAAGCCTACGATGAGGGCAACACCGGAGATGAAGCCAGCAGTACGGGCGACGGTTTGGGCGAACATAGTAAGACCTTTCTTTAAAGGACCGAGAACTTGTGGATATGCTTCTTGAACCAAGCAGACCCCATGAGCTTATCGGCAAGGACAGTGCTGATGACGATCATCAACACGTTGAAGATGATTACAAAGATCAAGGTTAGAAACCTCATATTAGACCTTTCTAGGACTTTCATATAAGATGGAAGATTTCCCGCAAACATACACCTCCAAGAATTAGGAGGAACGCCAGGAATAAGTTAAGAGCTACTTGCACGTGTCCACCTCACCACAGAACAAACGATTTCAACAACAAGGCCAAGCACAACAATAAGACCTAGCACGACTCCAGCTAGTGTAAGGACATTCGCGTTAGAGGCGACAAGTTTGAGGAGCTTGTGGCGTTTCGACCAGGGCACAGGTTGCGACTCCAGAGATTGATGTTGTTGAAGAGACTCTCTAGCTTTACAGCTTCTAGTTGATACCGGCGAGGCAACTTACTGAATTCCTCGTTGGTAAGCATCTCAAGCCCCTTGATGTGGGACTCAGTATACTCAAAGTATAGAACACAAATCTCAAGGGCATTGGCGGCACGAAAGATGGGAACGAAGTTTCTAAGAGAGACCTCGTTAGACTCGGCATACATTACATACATGCCTCTAAGGTAGAACAATCGCGCGAGTGGTCCTGAGACTGCTCCATTGATCTGCCGAAGAGCTTTGTAGTCGCGTTTGAACAGGTTAAATGACATCAAAGTCCCTTTCAAGCTTATCAGGTTCCCACCAACCTTTACTGTTATCACCCCAGATAACAGCGACCATACCGTCGGGAGCAACATAGACGACTTTCCCGCGGCTAATCTCATCGTACTTCACTAGGTCACCTGGTTTGAAAGGTTCTGCAAGCAAGTCAACTACGGAACTCACTGGAATAACGCCAAGATACTCACCATTGGCGTCTACTCCAAGATTCGAGCTTCTGAGATCAGGTTGGTATTTAGAGATAGTTACCTCTACAAGAATTTTGATGCCAGGATTTGCCCTGAGATAACCAGACGAGAAAAGTTTACGAGTCAACATTAGCTTACTTCCTATTCTTTAGAGAGTTAAACCGATCAAGACGTGAGGGTTTAGCTTATAATCACTAGCGACTCTGTATAACGCAAGCTTCAGAGTTTGTTCAGAGGTCCAAGATTCGACGAAATCATGAACCTTCTGCAACTCAGTAAGGAACTCCAAGTTCTCTGCAAAATACAGAGGAGTCTTAAATCGAATTACTAACTCTTTAACGCTTTGACTCTCCATCTGGGGTTCATACTCACTGTCAGGAATCAGACACCCAACTGCGCACTTATCCCCGCTGTATGCGCGGTATACGCAGAACCCATCCGGGTTTTTGGCTGGGTGTCCTTGAGTAAACAGGTGGGTGGCGACGGTATCGAAAATTTGTTGAGGTGTCATTGAGCTATATCCCATGAGAAACTAAGAGTTTTAAGTATATCGTAGTTGAGGTAGTGCTCCTTAGCAATCTCTTCCAGGCGCTTACGCATGTGCCGGGAACTGCTCCAGTTGTCCTGATTGTCATGAGCAGTCTGTAGCTTTCTTAGAAGCTCTCTGTTCTCTCTAAAATACTTGGGAAGCTGGCATGTTGTATCCCGCAGGAGACCATCGAGCACAGTTCCTTCCATAGACACTCGATAGAGCTTGTTAGGGATAAGACAGCCAACCGCACACTTGAGACCCTCAGGTGTACGATACACGCAAGTATAATTGTCAGTAGCACGCTCACCTTGTGTAAACAGGTGAGTGGCAACGGTGTCAAAGATTTCTTGGGGTGTCATCATAGGTCTCCTGTTAGGATAGACGCCCAGGAATCAAAGATTTCCAGAAAGTTAAGAATCTCTACCACTTCTCCCACAGTCTCCCATTCTGAGATTTGTTTGCTTGTAAGCAACCAACGCTCATTAGCAAAAGCTCCCAGCAAGAAAGCCTCAGGCAGTGTGGTAGTACCGTAGGCTGGCGTGTGAGAACTGCAGTAATGAAGGACTTTTGGGTAAAAAGCGTAGAGGGTGCAGGCAGAGTAGTGATACTCACTACAGTTAGAACAACTTGAGATCTCCATAGTCAGGAATCCAGCAGTTTAACAACAACTTCTGAGGGCGTGACTTGATAAGAGGCTACCGCCTCAAGAACTACGAAAGTTTTCCCAGGCTCTTTTCTGGCGAGCCGGTCTGCTTCACAGGCGGCTTCTATTCTATTGGGCATCCGATACATAACTGAGTACCTTGGACAGTATACCAGCCAGAACTTCTTCATGAGAACTCTCCTTCAACTTCCGCATCCAGGACACACTTGATAGCCAGGCGAAGGTTCTGGGTTTCAGCAGTAGAATGACTTCGTTCATTAATATCTTGCAGAAGTCTAGTGAGAGTGTTGAGAACGTAACCTTGCTGGGAAGCGCTCTCAAATTTAAAGCGTGGCATTTTGGGTACCCCTGTTGAGATAACGTTCCCGAAGCTTTTGGGCGATTTCAGGGAAGGTTAGATCATCGTAATCGTTCCAAATAATGCAATCGGCTACCCGTACTTCTACATTCTCGTCCACAATAGCAAAATAGGGGAGATCGGCTGAGTTACCTGTGTATCCAGAAATCTTACAATAAACTCCCAAGCAGCACAAAGTATCTGTGCTTTCAATGGGAATGCTATTTGGTGTAAGTTCCTTGCGATGCTGTTGGTACTTTCCACTCTCAAGAGCCTCGATCCACTCTTGAAGCGTAGCGTGTTTGATTTGGTCAGTCATAGTTAAACTCCTCCTGCCAGCATCACAGCGACTTTCACAAAATCTTCTTCGCGGTAGCGAGACTTAGGGCCGCAAACCCAATCATCATGGGCTGCTTGCAGCATGGAAAGTCCTTGAATGTTGTTGGTCCTCCAGCCCCTGGTGGAGATGATGGCGAAGATAGAACCTGTTAGAACCTCGGCGAGTTTATCAGGAATTGCGGCTCCGATTGCGCAAGGGCGGCCACTACTATCCCGGTATGCGCACTCAGGCGTAGGGCCTTGAGCTGAGAGTCTACCCTCTTTATAAGCTTTGAGAGCGGCTTTGGCGACTTGGGTGGTATCGAGATACATTATCAGATCTCCAAGTTAAAGGTTGTGTAAGTTCTTGAAAGCTTTCATAAGACCTACCTTAGGATTTGGTCGGCCGTGATTAAGATCCTTGACGCATACGGTTGATTGCAGCTTGGCGAGTCATCCCGGCAGACATTAGCCAAGAAATAAATCGCTCAATAGCTGGGTTAAACTTTTCCATAATCAATCCTTTATTTCTACGCTGGTAATCTCCTCCGAGATCACCTTTGCACTGGTGTTGTAGTGGGTTTGCCGTTCGAAGTCTCGAGCGATCATCCTGACCCAGTCTGCGGTGTTGTCACCCCAGCCAGGAACCATGTCGATATCACCTTCGAACTCTATAACGATCTTAAAACGCTTTTTCATCTACTTTCTCCAAAGTATATAAGGGCGTCATTGCCCAAATAGCTGGCAAGTGGTGGGAAGGCTGACCGTTTGACTAGCTGCTCGGAGCGAAGACGCCAGAAGCTTGCACCGCCCCGTTTACAGTGACTAACGTTTGGGTAAGTCTTACGCCACGCCTCGCAGTCTTCAAGGATCCGCTTAAAAGTCTCAGGTGCAAGATCTGTAAAAGCAGGAAGCCTCATAGCTCGTGAGCCGTCCTCTTCAGGGCAAAGGCTTTCAAGCAGAGCCTCGATGTAGCCCTGCACAAAGGGTGAAAGGTCAGTCCAGATAGCCCAACCGAGAAGTTGAAACGTGGTGGCACATTCTACTCTACCTGAGGTGTCTATTTCATGTTAGTCTCCAATCAAAAATTAAAAGAAAAGAAGTAGACAGTTTAAAGCCATGTCCAGGGCTGATTGTAGTTAGTAGAACTCGATGTCGATACCTTGAGCCCCGATGAGACCCTTGTCAACGAGCTTCTTGAAAAGCTCTTCGTAGTCCGTAGCGTCGATCGTGAAGACTTCGTGGTGGTTAAGCCAGCGAATGGTCACGATGTAAGTGATCAGATCTTTCCAGACCATAGCAGTACCCTCTCCAGGATTAAAGGGCAGGAACGCCGTCAACCAGCAGGTCCGACAGATTCCGAGGAGTCTCCGCCTCGACAATCATGATCGGATGCTTGGCTGTCAGCTTCCACAGGAAGTGGCGCATTTCACCGTTACGCTTGCGGAACTCCTTTTGCAGAAGTTCCACGTTGCCGATGGTGTAAGTGGCCACCAGATAATCACATTGGTAGACCGCCATGACGTGCGTATTCGGTTTCGCCAGATAGACGATCACGACATCAGCAGCTTCTTGACGACAGAACAGGGCGTGAAGAGCGTCGCCAACGCGGTCTTTGATAGCAGCAAACATTTTAGGATTCCTCCTGTTGAGTACCTCATCCAAGGTACGGTTAGAGACTCTTAGAGAGCCTTTCATATAAGATGGATAGATTTCCGCGTTTTGTGGAGCAGTTTATAGACATGCTCAGGTCTTTAGCTTTATTCGAAGATAGTGGGTTCAGGTTCCTTAGCGGGATTCCTGAGGGCAGTAGGGTGATCGTAGTTGAGATCCTTACAACGAATCTCACGGGTAGTCGTGGTATAGAACTTGACAGGGCCATCAACAGGCCAAAGGACAACTTCAGCTGTCACCTTGTCATTATCAATGGTCTCAACGAGAACCGGGTTATTATGGGATTCAACAATAATAGTGGAAGTCATTAGACAGTCCTTTGGAAGTGTGGTTTATCTTTGAAGGAACGCCAGTTGCCGCCCCATTGGTTCTTAAGGCTGAGACTTTCCCAGTAGTCACCCAGTTCTTTAGGGTACACTACTTGACCATTTTGTGTAAAGTGAATATCAGCAGCGCACTTCTTAAGGTGCATGCTATTCATGGTCTTTGACCTGCCTGTCTTGACGTAGATCTCTTGCATTTCAGGCGGTCTGAATACTTCACCGAGTCGGGCTTCGTAACCTCTACGGTGAGCTTCAGCAAGTAACTTGACCAGGTCTCTGGTAAAGGCTTCTTGTTCTTGACCGAGCGACATTGGCTATTCTCCCATACTGCGGACAGCAGACTTAATAGTCTCGTCCTTAACTTGAGAGCTTCTGCTAGACCCGAAGAAGAACTGCAGGATGGTTGCGATAACGGTACCCAGGATAAACCCGAGGATCGTATCAGCAAACCTCACGTTGGTTTCAGGGATATTACCAAAGGTGATAAATCCAATATACAACGCAGCAAAGAGTGACCAGACAGAGGCAAGCAAGTATACAAAGTGTTTAGCAAGCCAGTCATTTTGGGTTAATGCAACTTTCTGCATATCCCTGGCACTTGAGACATCAGCTAACCGAGCCTTCTCAAGTTCTACAGAGACTTTATTCTCTTCAAGTTGGAGAGCCATAAGCTCTTCCTCGTGCTCCATCTCAAACTGTTTAAGCTTGAGCAGAGACTCTTCTGATAGCTGAGGAGTGTCAAGATCAACTCCCGTCTTGTCCTTGATCCAATCTTTACCCTTGGCCAGAGCTGCATTAGCAACTAAGTTCAGACCTTGAGAAAGAAGACCACTTACTAGGGCAGGTAACATGAGATTCTCTTAGTAATGGGTTACTACTGACTACTATTATCTTAGGGGAGGGACCCTGGGCTAATTTAACGGGTTGACCGACCAGATTGTTAGTCCCTCGTTTCTAAGAGTATTGTGCAAGTTTGTCAGGAATTGGGAGGCCCGCCTGGCCCCGAGAGTGGCCTCTGGGTGGCCGCGCCGCCGCCGGAGTAGGGTGGCCATGGGCGGCTCCGACCCGCCCGCCCTGCACCGCCTCTGGGTAGCAGGTGGCCCCGGCCCGCGTGGGACCGGCCCCTTCCTCTCGACCTGGACAAGAGTTATAAGGTTACAAGAAAATTTCTAAGGTTATACGTCAAATTCAAAGCCTGCAATTTTGATAGAAGCGTTAGTTCCGCCATTTGCAATAACAAATAGATTGTCAGAATATAGAGGGACTTCATGGGTTGAAATTGAGTGGTCGTACTCTACAATAGGAGGTGGCAGAGTAGGATGCCCATAACTCTCGTAAGTGTTAGCGTCTGCAATATACATCCAACCACCGTATGGTCTGACGCGTAGTGTAACTGTGTGTGCTTGAAGAGGGACTACAGGGCCTACAACAAGTTCACCACCACGAATTGGGGTGCTTTGCCAATCAGTTGTAAGCAAGTCATTTCCACTCCGATAGTTACCCTTATTGCCTGAAGACCACATTAAACCATCACCTAATCTAACCTTTCCCATGTGCTGTAAGAATACCCCAGGAGTGTTAGACGGTGTAAAAAGGATACTTAGAAGTTTCTTGTAGCTATAGCTTTCAGGGAGCGTCGGGTTCGTTAGCTTGGCTATAATAAGATGGTCCTCAAGACCATTCGAAATAAGCCAAAGACCTGCTTGCTTGTAACTATCAAACCCACTTCTAAAGTCTTCGGAGATGCCACCTGGTCCAGGCGTGGTGGGCGTCGAGCCAGTGCGTGTTGCATCACAGACCCCACTGAAATTTCTGACAGTCCTAGCAGCACCAGTGTTTGTATACAGCACACAAGTCTCAAAGCTTGCATTAATAGTGGTTCCAAGACCTTGGACGACTAGTTTAGATATGAAACCTAGGGGGTGAGTAAAGTTTACAGAGTTAAGGCTACCTGTGCTACCTAACAGAATACTGGGTACACTATCGACATCAGAAGTCTCAATCCTATAAGAGGTTACTAGTGTTGAACTAAAATCCAAACCAGTCCCGATAGCATACTCATAGAAGCCCTCAGCAAGGTTAGTTGAAGTTACTGAGAAAAATAGATCATTACCGCTGCGCGTAACTGGGCTATAGTTGGTACTAACTACCCAGTCGTACGTCCCATCACCAATATTAAACTGCCAGTAACCACTCTCGTAAGAATAAAGACCGTACGTGATATCGTCTGTGGGACTAGCTAACGGATCTGGAGTTAACTTTGATAGATACTGTGACGCAATTTCAGACCAAGCTCCAAAGGTATCTGTGACAGCTTGTCTGTAGCGTCTGTAGAGTTTGACAACAAACCCAGCTGTGAAATTGCTTGGATTTGGATGATACCCGTTTAAAGACACGTAGACCTTTTGAGAAAGATCACTAGACCCCGCAAGCCTGAGCTTTAATATGTAGCTGTCGGTAAGCGTTCCAGAAGGCGTAGTAAGACCTCTGCTTGCAACTGAACCGGTTTTTGAAGTTGTCACAGGGAGCTGAGAGCTGCTCAAGGCTAACATTTGATTGAGGCCTTCTTGGGTGTGACCACCCTCAGATGACCAGTGAAGGATATTATCACTAGTTCTGGTCTCAAGACTTGTTGTGACTAGTTTACCGGCTTTAGAAACTCTGAAGGGGGCTGACTCAGGATTTGTACTACCTGCCCAAATGCGCCAATCAGGATTTACACCACTTACAAAGAATGCATCATCGTCTGTGCCGACACTTAATGATAGCGTAGCAGAGAGTTCTGTACCGCCGATGGTACCTGCAGCAATCTTGCCTGCAACCACAGAACCTGCTTTAAGTTGAGCCGCTGTGATAGAGTCAGTTGTAATACGATCACCGTCAATAAAGCTTCTACCATAAGTGGCAACTAAAAGACCTGGTGTCCCTGCAGCATAAGTCGCCAACAAGACAGTCGTTGTTGTATCAACCCCAGCTGTACTAGCCAGGCCTGTCAAAGTTGTGCTGTCTTTACTCCAGTAAAGGTACCCAGTGGCAGCACTGTTAGCTTTGGTATAAGAGCCTGCAGCGATATTGACAGTCTGTTTTGTCCCCGAGTCACTGATATAAGTAATTGTACCAGCAGTCCAGCTGACCTGAGTGTTAGAAGTTATTGAAAAGTTTAAACCTGAGATTTCAAGACCACGAGCTCCGACTGTAATACTACTAGCAAGAATTGAGTTAGCAGCAACAACACCACCGTTGATCTTTGTCTCGTCAGCCCCGCTACGCCAATCGCTGAGGTAGGTTGAGCCTGAAACAAGAATTCTTCCGGGTTCAATTGCCACGACAGACTGTCCATGAGCTATGTCCGGATCGTTGATTATCGATGCAGGGTTCACGTCAAGTCTAAAACCAGTCTGTCCAATCAAAAGTGAAGCAGGTAAGCTTGTATTAGAGGCAAGTTTGTTAGCGTTTATAGAGTCAGCTGTTATATCATCATTAGCTAACTTGGAAGACGCTATAGGCCCTAGTACCGTAGAAAACGCAGCAGATATATTACCGGAGGTGTCTTCAGACTTGAACCAGTAGTAATAATCCTTAGTTGCATCTAGACCCGCCCTTGTGTAGCCACCAACTTGTGATGGTGAAGCATTAACAACACTTATGAGTAATGCTGAAGCTGAAGTAGGAGCTGATGCTCCATTGTTAACTACTGCTTCATAGATTAGAACTCTCGCTAGATCTGAAGTTGCTACGTTGGTCCACCGTAAGAATGCACTTCTTAGTGAGGACTTAGTATTAGCAGCATCAGGTGTAGGAGCTGCCGGTGCAGTTGTATCCCTTGAGGAAGTCTGATTAAGCAGCGTAAGAGGTACTGTACTACGGTTTCCTGACTTATCAACAGCTACTAGACTGAAATCATAAGCTTGGTTTAACTTGAAGATACGCTCAAATGAAGTGCCACTTGCTGGGAAGGTAACATACGCAGGTGCTCCAGTCTCTCTAATCCCTAGCTCATAGGAACCAATGTCAGCACTAGCTGAAGCTGTCCAAGTCAAGAGACCTTTAACTTGAACATAACCATCGTTCAGAGTCTCAACTGTCCAAGCAACAGCAAGGTTCGTGGGAGCAGCCGGAGGTGTCGTATCTAAGATTGCACCTAAAACCTTAGTGAAAGTCTGCTCAGAAGTGATAGTGAACGTTGATCCGTCTGCACGTTTACCGGCTACATCAAAAGTGATCTTACCATTATTAGACGAGATAGCTGTGATGTTTGCAACAGTAGCAAAAGCCCCGCTATCAGTTACAGCGCCTGGTGTGATTAAAGAGCCTGTAACAGTGACTCTCCAAGTTCCAGCAGCTGTGCCAACTCCATCGTACGTTAGAGGGGTACTACCCTCATACACGTAGAGAGTGGTTCCTGACGCTGAAAAGTCACCATTATCACCGTTGATGTCAGTCCTAATTGTTACAGCAGGCTTAGAGAGTACAGCACTTATTGCTGCTACTCCATTAGTCCCGTTTGTCCCATCTCTGGACATGACAGTAGGTGAGGTCCAGTCAACACTAGCTATTGTGTCTGAAGCAGTGTTACTAGACGCTACTGCTGAAGTAACCCAGCAGTAAGCTCCACCGGAAGCTGGAACGCTTCTCGTCCAACTACCTAAAGTCCCTGTTAAAGTTCCTGTCCCGAAAGTATAAGTTAAACTACCAGAGGGGACAGCAGGGGCTGTGTCAGTTGCAGTTCGTTGGAACAACATAACTGTAATAGAGTTAAGACCATCCACACCATTCTGAGCAACAACTCTCGGAGTGGACCATTCAGCTGTTAGGATTATATCAGTCCCGCTTGTGGAAGTAGCTGTAGCTAAGGTTGCATAAAGAGGGTCAACACCGGTAGGAATGTTCTGAGTCCAACCGTCAAGAGCTCCACTTATTAAGCTTGTTGAAAAAGTATAAGTCAGAGATGACACTGGAACAGCAGGAGCTGATGTAGCTCTTTTATAGAGCGTTACTGTAGCACTATTTAAACCATCTGCACCATCAGCACCGTTCTGAGCAACAACTCTCGGGATAGTCCACTCACCTGTAGCAATAGAGTCTGTAGCTCCAGTGGCAGAAGCTAAAGCGGATATTGAGTAAATTGGGTCTGTCCCGGAAGGTATACTCTGAGTCCAGCCACTAAGTGTTCCGCTAAGCACACCTGTTGCAAAGGTATAAGTTAGCGTAGCTGCCGGAGCCGGAGGGACGACTGTGTCTCGTCTATAAAGGATCACAGTGGCGTTGTTTAGCCCAGGGGCACCCTCAGAGCCATTCTGCGCAAGGATCCCAGGAGTTGACCACTCAGCTGTTGCAATAGTGTCCGTAGCACCTGTCGATGTCGCAGTTGCCAGAATTGCGTATAGCGGATCAGCACCTGAAGGGATACTCTGAGTCCAGCCACTAAGTGTTCCACTAAGCACACCTGTTGCAAAGGTATAAGTTAGAGTAGCCGTAGGAACTGCAGGTGATGTGGCACTTCGTCTATAGAGTGTGACAATTGCACTATTAGATCCGGTTGCGCCAGCTGCACCATTCTGTGAAAGAATAGTAGCAGTTGACCAAGCATTTGAAGCAATACTAACTTGACTGTTTAAGACAGTAGCAGCGGAGACATATAATGGATCAGTTCCCGAAGGGATTGTTACAGTCCAACCACCATCCAGACCTGTAATAGCTCCTGTAGACCAGTTGTATGTTGCACTAACAGTAGGAGTTGCCGGAACTGAAGTGGCTCTTTTGTAGATATACACAATGGCTGAATTAAGAGCCATGATTTGAGCAGTGGACCACTGGCCTGACGTGATTGTACTTGTTGTAGCAGAAGTACTCACTGACCGGGTGATAGCCCACAAAGCTGCAGTACCTGATGGAATCGTCTGAGTCCAACCGTTAAGGTTTGCTGTCGACAGTGCACCAGTAGCAAAGGTATAAACAGCATCACCAGTAGGTCCAGCAGGAGTAGTGCCTGTAGTGCGCTTATAAAGCGTTATCGTAGCACTATTTAGTCCAGGAGCTCCTGGATCACCATTGGCACCATTCTGCACGAGTACGACAGGTGTTGCCCAATCGGCGGATACAATGGTGTCTGCTGTGGCATCGCTACTAGCAACAGCAGCTGTCACATAGACAGGATTTGTCCCGGCTGGAACTGTAGTAGACCAACTCTCAAGATTTCCTGAGAGAGTCCTGGTTGCAAAGGTGTAAGTTAGAGTAGATGCAGGTTTTGTTGGAGCACTAGCAGCGCGTTGATACAGTTGAATTGTTGCTGTATTGATACCATTAGCGCCGTCTGCACCCGCTTCTAAATAGAAAATAGGTAAGGAAGAGACCTGAGTATCTAATGAGCCAGCTTCGCTAACCCAGACTTTAACAGTCTTAGAAGCAGTCGTATTAAAGCTTGCCAGGGTTAAACTACTAGAGGTTTGACCAACTTGTTCTACACCATCGATAAACCACTTGTAAACAGGTGAATCATAATTGAAGACAGTGGCCGTGATTACTGAATTGGCTGGAGATACACTTCCTCCAGCGTTGGCGATAAAGGCGTTTGCACTCGCTGACAACTCAATCCGTCTAAGCCAATTATGAGACAGCTCGACAGCAGTGACACGGTCTGTATAAACCCCAAGCGAGAGTCCGCCTACAGTCAGGACTTTAACACAGAAGTAAGCACTAGAAGCACTAATAGGTGGTAAGACTACTGTGTTGGTTTCTGACCTACAAAGCTCAGTGTAGATAGGTGCTCCAGAGGCATCGTACGCTGTACTATTAGCATCGCTGCTCGGAATATGCACATAGACAATATACTGCAGTATTGAAGGTTCACTTGAGACACCCCAGGTAAGCCTACCTGAGTTTTGGATGGCCTCATTAAATGCATTAGAGTATACAATATCACTCGGAGGTGTAATACGTGTTGAGAAAATAGGTGCAGGGTTAGCATAGAAGTCATCAGCCACATTAAAGGCTAACTGGCTGTAATCAAATCTGGAGCCAGAAAGATCACAGGTCCTATCAACCTGGACCTTTACTTCATCAAGTCTTACATACAAATCCTCTTCAATGCCAATATTAAGGATCTCACTCTCAAGTCTGATAATATCACCAGGTTCTAGATAGCGATCTGAAATCCTATAGTTGAACTTAACTTTAGCAGCTGTTCGGCTGGTCCTCACCATTTCTTCAGCTTTAGCTGTAGCGTGATACGGATCAGTACAACCGCTTAAGAACACTTCAGCTTCTAACTCAATGCCATCTTCAGCGAGCATGTTTGTATAGATACTGTTAGTTTGCTCAACTAAGTCAAAGGCTGTGTAAGTAGCGTCTCTAGTGCTCCACAGAACAGAACCGCTGTTGGTAAGCTTGGCAGCAGCCCCTCTTGTAGAGCTATTGCCTGACTTAGTTGCAGTGATACTTATCTCATAGAGCTTCTCAACACTGGCACTACCAAGACTTAAAGAAGCGCTACCTACGGTGTTTTGATTGTTATGAGTACCTGAGTAGAGTGAGACGTTTGTTTGGAAGTCTTTGACAGCAATCGTGATTGAAGAGTCTGCTGTAAAGTTTAAAGTGTAAGTTCCAGCTTTACTCTTAGGAACTCTAAAGCGGTGTACCGACGTGTGGGTTGTTGTAGTACTATCCCAAACCCCATGGTTATTTAGGAGGTTACCACCAGTCTTGCTGTCATCCCAGCTACCTACACTTGTAGCAAGCTTATGTCCGCCAACACCTTTGTAGTAAGAACTATTATATTTAGGAGGCCAAGAGACTACGTCTTCTTTGAAGTTTTCATGTTCGTTGCTGAACCTGACTTTAACATGGTTTAGTTTGTCATCACCACTAGGCCAGTTGATTTCAATAGTCTGATCTAAAGAGAGCTTTGTATCATCAATTACTTCAGCTAAGACAATATCTTCATTCGTCTCAGGAACTTGCATATTAAGTTTATAAACGCCACCAGACCACACAAGTCGAGCATCACCCATTGTAGCTAGGATGGCTTCGATGTTTTCTCTAACAGACTTCCTGGTGTCTACGACTAGGTTGCACTCATAGAGCGGTAAGTTCCTAGCCGAGATATCTCTAGAACCATCAGTAGGCTGGAAGATCTTGCCACCAACTGGGACTGAAGACCTAGCAAGTCGAGCAGAGATTATTGCACCTGCTTCAAAGCTTGCTAAATCAATTTCGTCTAATGGAATGTCTTTACCGAGCGGGTCTGTCAAGTAGTCTAACAAGCAAAGTGCACTGTTATTTGAGTAAGTCCTGGTAGAAGCAAGAACACCGTTTGTAACTGTCTTAACTAAGCGACCTTCCATCAGGGCCTGAATACTAACCATCCCTGAGAATTGAGGTTCATCTCTGTCAAGCCTTACAACACCTGAGAGGTAAGCCACATCTTTAAAGATTGAATCAGCACGTTCTGAGAAGTTTGCTGCAATTATGTTACTAGCAACACCACCTGCGTAGTGACAATCCACTCTCATAGCAGCTCTAATACGAGCTGTAGAGTCATCTTCAGTGGTTGTAAATGCACCTACTGTAGGATCGTTGATATACCGACTACCATCAATCGTGATGTCATGAACAGCATGGATAGGTCCAATACAAAGAGCTTGTTGGAAGAAAAGAAACTCATTTTTCTTACCACTCAGCGACTTGTTAAGGTGACCCGATTCCATGGCAGGTACTAAGTTCTGGCTACGCGCTACTGAGACACCTCTAAAGTTCTCTATTGTATCCCAGGTGCTGAAGTCTTGAGTGTAACCTGATTGTGAAGCTGAGCCTGTTAAAAAGCTCTTATTAGAGTTACTAGTGCCTGGATACGTGAAGTTATGACCAGTCTTAGCCCAAGCCCTGACACCACCAATCAATGCCCTACCGTATACAATCGGAAGCTTCTCTGCAGTCCCTTCCGAAGTTACTTCAAAACCTTTCCTGGCCTCTGCCGCAGCATCAGCCTTCTCTTTCAGTTTCTTAGCTTGAATTACTTGGTAAGCAGCTGACACAGCAGAAATAGTGAACGCTGCTACCGCAAGTATGGTACTTACAGCTGCCATTACGCTTTACCCCATTTAAGGACTGTGGCTCCAGAACCTTCATACAGATCATCTGCACAAGAATCGTTACCGCTACGTTGACGCATTTCTTCTTTACTGAAGAAGATACCATTCTTCATTTCAAGGCTCATTACGGGACTTGAACCAGAGATATTGAGAGTTGATTCCCCAATCTCTGTAGACACAATTCGACTGTTCACACTGTTGATACGACCTCTATAAATTACAAACAGGTCTGAGAGAGTCGTTAAAGGTAAGCCAGTAAGTGGATCCATCGCACTCAACCTGACATCTAGTTTCTTACCGAAAAGAGAACTCTCTCCGTAGCTTCTCAAACCCCCATCCGAGTCTACCAAAGATATCTTATACTGCTCTCTAGTGACCACTGTAGTTTGTTGAGGAGGGTCAAGACTTAGCAAGATCCCATTTGAAGCGTAACTCCAGCCGTTTGAAAGAGTTATAGTATCATAGTGTGAAGTAGAGCCTAAAATAAGACTCCCAGCAGCGTCTTCAATTCGTACGAGCAATAGAAGCTCAGGAGCATCTGTATCCATAATTCTTGATAAATTACCTGACAATGCTCTCATCAGATTGCCTCAATTAGTTTCAACGTTCCAGGATCTTGAACGATGCCGTCCGTGAACACCATGCCGATAATTACATCAGTATCATACTTAACAGGCATTATGACGTCATCTCTGTGAGTGAACGTTGTATTAACCGCTACTCTTAACGGTGGATAAATACTGAGTTGGCCATTATCGGCCCTCGGTCTCATAGTCATATAGATCTTTGAATGATTTGCAAACTTTATAAATGTACCTCTAGGGATCATCCCTTCATTGTTTGTAACAGTGACAGTGCCAGAACCCTTAGCACCAACTGCTGTGGGTGTGCTATTGGATGTTCTGGCTAAGACTGCACCGTAGTTTTGAGGACAAATTATATTGAATGCTGTAGTATGCCCATGCTCAATCAAGTGGACAAATATGTCCTGCGCATTTCTGACAAGAGGCTCAACGTTAGTTTGAATTTCCCAACGTTGAGCGCTCGAGGCTACCGCATTTCGGCTGAGATCTAGGGCATCTGATGTAAAGACGGGCTTATTGCTGGTCACTTGAAGTGGGGCAACAAACTTAGCGATAACCGCACCGTCCTCATAGATACCGTAGGTCATTATTTCACACCTTGCTCTCTGTTATGGCCATTAACGCCATTCGCAATTGCGGGAAGCATTTTGAAGACTTCACTCCTGGTCTGCCTGGAGATGTCCCCAGTTATCTGAAGGTTCACTACTGTAGCCCTATCTCTAGAAGCCTGAGTGACAGCTTTCTCACTTAGCGGTGTGGAACCCATCATAAGGTTTCCAACATAGCCACCTTCAGCATAAGCCTTTAAGGAATTAGAGTTAATAGCTTCTAGAACTCTGCCGTACTTCTTAGTTGAAGCCGCATTAACAATAAACTCACCATTAGAAACACCTGCAAGGATTGAATCAGAAGTACCGGTTCCAGGGCCGACGATCTTACCGCCTCCAGCAAACATACCGGCAATGAGTGTGCCGAAGATGCCACCAAGGGCTCCCCACATACCGACACCAAGACCTCCTGCACCGCCAGCAGCTGTACCGGCAGCGCCTCCTAGGTTCTTACTTAAGTCTGTCACTGAAGAAGTAAGTTTTGGGAAAGACTCGCCAATGTGTGAGCTAAGCGCAGGCATAGCAGAGCTGGTAATGTTTGCAAGATCTTCAGCAGGAGCGGCAAAGTTAGTGTTAAGCGCGTTGCTTAAAAGATTCTGGCTAGGCTTAATCCCACCGGCGTGCCCACCGGAGGGTGATCCACCTGACATGAACTTGGAGAGCATGTCGGCTATACCAAAGCCAGGACCATCAGTACGCTTAGCAATACCACCACCAATTGTCTGAGAGCCTTTAGCAACGCCAGAGCCTATCTGTTCAAATAGGGCATAAAGTCCAGAACCTTCACCTAAAAATTGTTCTGTCAAGTTGTCAACAAAGGTGTCCACCATCTTGCTGGTAAACTCGTTGAGGAGTGCCGGGAGGATTTCTCCAGGACCTTTCTCACCTTTGAAAACTCCCTTTAGAGTATCCTTGAAAGTGCTATTCATCCCATCAGCAAGTGACTTACCAGCTTCTCTGGCTGCGTTGATGTTCTTCGTAATAACATCAGGAAGCCGCTCTAAAGCATACCTGAAATCATCAACTTGTTTAGCCAAAGCATCGTTGTTAAAGCCACCAATTCTGAGAAGCTCAAGCTGCTCGGTGAGTGCTAAGAACTTTTCTCTCACAGCTATATAGTTCTGAAGTTGAGCTTCTGTAGCCAGTCCTGCTGTAGTGTCGTCTAAGCCAACCCCAGGTCTAGTGGCCGAATCGAAAGAACTTCTGTTAAACAGCTTGTATAGTTCTTTAAGGTCTGACTGCTTTCTGAGGAACTGCTGAGTGGCGTCATCGACTGACATCAAACTAGGGCTGTTAGGAGTGTCTAGAGATTTCGCGGCAGTTACTGTGAGGGGCTCTACTGAAGTATCAGCCTTGATAAATCTTTTAAGAACTGAAGTGCCTCTGCCAATGCCAGATCCAACACCTGAAGCAAGATCACCAGGCTTCATACCGCTAAGGATCTTGACTATGTCTGCTGTGTTTCTCTCAGTACCCTCAGCTGCATTGAGCTCAGGAGTTCTCTGACCAGCAGGATCTAAGAGATTCTTGAACTTCTCAGCTGTTTCACCCGTAAGCTTAGAAGCCTCAATACGCATCTTATCAAAGGCAGCTTTAATAGCAGAAGAAGAACGATCATTAGCTTTAGCAAAGTCGTCTAAGATTTTTGCCATTCCTGAACTTACTTGAAGTTTGCTAAGTTCAACAAGTGCACCCATCCTAGTGGCATCTTCAACCATCTGACGACGTTGAGAGGCCGGGATACGGAACATATCGTTATCACTGAGCTCTAGTTCGGCAAAGTTACTTTTGATAGTCTCAAACATCTCATCTGTTGAGAGATTCAAAGAAGTCTTGAGAGCAGTACCGGCTTTCGCCATAATACCTTCAAGAGAAGCGGCTTGAGCCACCATTCTTTGCATATTGCTGAGCTGTTCAACAGTGTAACCTGTTTGGCTCTTACCGATAGCTTCAATACTGTCAAGCTCAGTCTTAAGGAATACAGCAAGCTTATACCACTCTTCCCTGGTATCAGCAAACACAGTGGCGAAGTCTTCCAGGGCAAAGTCTGTGTTAAACATCTCATTAACAAGGCTGAGACGATCCTGGAAGGAATCATTGACGAGCATAGCTGCTTTAGCTACAGCCCGCTCACTCTTAACCATCTCTCTTAGAGCTGCCAGTTGGGTCTCGTAGCTGCCAGCAGTGTTAAACTCAAACTTAGCCTTCTTAGACTTCTTGTAGAGTTCGAACAAATCAGAAAGACTCGACACTTCTAAGTTCATTGCTGAAGCATCAGAGATTCCCATTTCATCCAAGCCACTCTTCAGCATTGCACCTGAAGTTTTAAAGCTGTCAAAGACTTTGTCAAGAGCTTTCTTGAGTAGAGCAGCTCTCTTTTCGAGAGATTCCATAAGATCAGCGCCCGGAGTAGCTTTCTCGATTCTATCATCGATAATGCTCATCTCAGTGGCAATGCTTGCAAGCTCTTTTCTTGCGGTCGCGCCTAACTTACTAAAGCCCAGAGCATCAATAGCAAAGCCTGTCTCTTGAAGGATTGAAAGCATCTCAGAGAATTTGAAAGGATCGCTAGAACCACTACTAGAAGAAGGCTCAGCAAACATCTTTTCGAGTGCTTTGCCGTTAACACGCTGCGCTTCTACAGCTTTCTTTAGACTATCTTCGTTATCACCCGGTTTAAAATTTGCAATAGCCTCAGTAGCAGCATTGTAATTAGCACTATAGTCGAGGGCTCGCTGCCTAGATTTTTCACCAAGTCCGACAAACTTACCAAAGTCTACTTGTGGCGCTAACAGACCTTCTGAACCCAGTTGGGCCGCTTTGTCGACCTTGCTAAGTTTCGGGTCAGACATTATTAAAAAGCGTCTAAAGTTTTTAGCCTCAGCGTAGCCTTGACGAAGACCTGCCATCTCAGCTTTAAGCTGTCTGACAAAGTCTATCTGGGCTTTAATGTCAAGGCCTGCGTTCTTACTGGCACGCTCGAATAGTTCTGCTTCTTGAGCTACCGCAGCAATTCCACTTTGTAGACTTTTAATTCTACCCTCATCTAACCCAGCTATAAGGTCAATATTAGCACCTTCAAAACCAGCAGCTGCAAGAGCCTCAGAGACACCTTTAATTGAAGGTGTAGAACCTCTCATAACTTGATTAAGCTCTCTATACTTTTGAACTAAACCTTTTAATGCAGCCTGGTGGTTACCGCCAAATTGAGGGTTATCTAAGTCAGCCTGGTACTTAGCGATATCCTCTAAAACTTCTTTGTATTGCTTTCCAATAGCTGTGTATTCAAGGATTGTTTGACCACTCTCCTTAATTCCAACTTGCTTGAAACGGTCTAATGTGAGAGCGTCGCTCACACCATAGGCTCCACCTGAGCTAGCACCAAGAAGCTCGCCTTGACCAGTAATTGTGTTAGATTTTTCCGAAAATGCCTTCAGGGCTTCAGCACGTCTCTTAGCAACTACAGAGAGTCCCGAATAAAAATCACGTTCCGCTTCTGAAGCAGACGCTAGGTAAGCCTTTTCTGCTCCAGTATTCAGAGTGGCAAGCGTTTGCATCTTCGCAAGAATTGCAGAAGATACGCCTTTACCAGTCTCATCTAAGCCCAGCTCAAGAGAAGCATTAATTTCTGAAACTTGCTTTTTAACTTTTTCAAATAACGTTTCGCTGAGTTTCACTCTATAGAGTTTACCGTAAATTACATCTAAAGTTTTGTCGTAGGCCTTAGCAGCCGTATCAGCTTCTCTAGTAAGCTTTGCAAGCTCTGTCTGATACGCTAACAAATCCTTTTGGAAGGGAGATATTCTACCACCAGTTGCTCCGCTTATTGCGTCATTAAAACCTTTTGTTATAGCGTTATTAATGCCGTAACGATTTACAAAAGCAGCTCGTGCGGAACCTTTAGTCTCATAATCTTGTTTCTTTGAAGTAAGGTCTTTTTGAGTAGCTTCATCAAGCTTGAGTGTAGAATCTTTGCCAAACTCTTTTATAAGGCTGCTTACTTTACTACTCACACCTTTATCTAAATTTGTGGGCCCAGCTCGCAAGCCAGCAAGAATAAAACCTCTTTTAGCAGCATCGCTAACTTTTGTAAGACCCTCTTTAAACTTAGAGACTACATCTTTAATAGTGCTTTTTATCCCTACTACCACACCGCCTGCAAGTGCAACCGCAGCACCAGTGAGTTCTTTGGTCTTCTTTTCAAAAATACCTTGAACAAATTTAATAAGGTTTAACTTGTCCATACTCTCAAGACTCTGAGAAATAAAACTAAACGTAGTCATTAAAGGATCAAGTTGGGAGTTTAGGTAGTCTTGATAGTTGTTGGTTCCTATGCCACCTGAGGCTTTAGCACCATTACGTATGGCAGCGTCATTGAAAGCCTTAGCAGCCATGTCTAGTTGCTTGCTAGTCTCGCCTGAAATTTGACCATTGAGCGTTCTCTCCTTTAAGGCCTGTCTGTTAATGTCTGAATAGGTCTGAGCAAGACTTGTAAGATCTTCCATAGCGTAAGCTGAAAGATCTTTAAGGTTCATGGACTCAAGAGTACTATCGAAGCTATAAGCTTGAGTATTTGATCTCCCAGGGGCTAACAGCTTCTCAAGAGCAGCCTCCCGACCGCCTTGACTAGTAGGTGCAAGCCCTAAGTAGCCTTTAATAGTATCAAAAATCTGACCAAGCTTCTCTTTAAAAGTTTCGCCCTTACCCGCAAGTAGCGTGAAGACTCCACCAAGTGTCGCAAGACCTGCAGCGAGACCTCCAACAACAAGACCGACTCTACCACCTTTTGCGGCAAGCTTAACCAAAGGTCCATTCAGATTTGTAAAAAGTTTAGCACCAGCCTTTGAAGGACCGTCCACCAGATACTTAGACATCGCAGGTGACCACCGAGTAGCCTTACCCGCCAGTCCAGAAGCAGCACCTGTCGGAGCTTTCTTAAACAAGCCTTTAAAGAGTTTTCCACCAACCATTGAGCCGAGCAATTCACCAAAGAAGGCACCTATCCCGGTAGAAGCTGCAACCTTACCAGCCCCTTGTTTGCCATTCATCTTAAGACTGATATTATCAAACAAGCCTGAAAGTCTGGAGCCGACTGTAGACCACCAAACATTACTAAAGACTGTACCTTTCACAGACTTCGTAATGCTAGCCCCGATCTTTTCAAATTCAGCAGCAATACCTTTTAGACTAGCCTTTGTAGTACCCTCTTTACCGAGACCCGCTGCAGCTAATCTTTGAATTTCAGCTTGATAGGCAGCTTGTCTAGCGGAAGACTCTAGCGCCTCAAATGTAGCTCTAGCACCAGCACTACCGCGGCCTTTAACTTTTGAGTTAAAGTCTTTCAGCCTGGCAGCGGAAGCAGTCTCCAGTTGGTCTAAGAATGGTTTCGCGAGTGTCTCTAAGTTTTCTTGGGTGGCCTTAGCCTTAAGAGTCTTGAAGAGGTTAAGACCCTTCATCACTCGGTCTACAGCGAGCAAAGCTGCAGCAAAGGCAGTAATCCCTAGAGCCGCCTTAGCAAATCCCTCACCAGCACCTGCCACAGGATCTGTAAGAGATGCAGCAAATGCATCTTTTGGCATCAATGCTATAGCCGCTACCAGAGCTGCTGCAATACCAGCGATCAGCCATTTAAACTTGGTTATGAAAGGGCCGGCCACTTCTAAAATCTTAGTGAAGCTAGATGTGAACCAGAAAGCAATCTTCTCAGCCGCACCTTTAGCAGCTTCAATAATACCACCTCTCAAAAATAGCTCAGACATGTGCTTTGAAAACTCACGGGCATTAACGAGCGTTTCAGAAAACACACTGCCGAACGTGGAACTTCCAAGCTTTGCAGTCTTTATCGAACTTAAAGCCTTCTTAAAATCGATAGCTATTGCATTACCCATCTTCTTAAAATTTAGTCTGAGATCCATCAAAGGCTTAGCCATAGCTGCAGCATTGCCTTGATAAGCACTTGCTGCGTTTCTCGCTAGGTTTGCTGCAAAGTCTGACTTAGAAGCGTCTCTAATAGCTTCACTGAGACTCATTGCACCGGAGGCATAGTTTTTAGAGTTCTTTCTAAAGTTGGATAGGCCTGTATTCAAAGCACTAAAGTAAGCAGTGATGCCAGAGACTACATTTGAGCCACTAAATCCTGAAAAAGAGCTTTCAATAAGCTTTCGGATAGTTCCGCCACCTTTACCAGTACCCGACACTAGACCTTTTAAGAATTGAGCGCCGCTAGTGAAACCAACCGTTTCCATCAAGCCTGCGATGACTAAAGTCATTTGGCCAGCAAAAGCAGGCAAATACTTAGTCACAACGTCTTTCAAGAGTCTGGCACCAGCATCAGGACCTAGCAGGGCGTACAGCATAAGTGGCGCTGCAGTAAATAATGCTTCAAATACTGAAACACTTTCTAGAGCCATAGTGGAAGCAAACAACACACCTAACGCAGCAGCTTCTTTTCGATCACCAAAGAGTTTAGTAAGAAGACCTTCGCCAGGAGCAGGAGTAAACCCCTTGAATATCCCAAGGACACCTTCTTTGACTACTTTACCTCTAGCGTTCTTTTCTCCAAAGATCATGCTAGAGATGGTATCAGGCCAATTTCGACTCATGCTGGCTAAGGCCAGACCAATGACTGTTACAGTCGCTAGCAACTTACTACTAAGAATTGGGTTAAGATGCGCAAAGAATAGAGTAACCTTCCCAAAGATCCCTTCAATTAGAGCATCTAAGGTCTTAGGAATTACAACAATTACTGCATCCACAACTCTAGCAAAGCTATCTACAAAGTACTTAGTGAAATCAGCGGAAATTTGACCTAACACTTTGGACACAGTAGGCAGTGTAGAGAGAATTGCCTTATCAACACCGTCGGTAATGAATGAGAAAAGATAACCAAAACCTAAAAGCTTACCTCTCATTCCTCCAAAACCGATAAGCAAGCCTGCAACAAGTGCGCCCGCAATTCTGTCACGCAAGTTCACCAAAACTTGACCATAGTCTATAGAACCAATAGCAAGTTTTAAGTTACCGAAGCTGCTACCAAAATTATCGAAAACTGGACCAGCCAGTTCTCCAAGCTCTTTAAAAGCACTCTTCAACTTTTCAATAAATCTTTTAACAATTCCCTCACTCGTATTAAGCCTACGAGTGTGCATATTAATTCCGGAAATCATATCCGGCCAGTAAGAGTGCCCTACCACTTTGTCGTACACATCGAAGAACATGTCTTTTACGTTATTTGTAAAGGATTCGACAAGCTTCTCTGTCTTCTTGATTGAGTTACGAGCAAAATAATAGATAGACTCAAACAGCCTAATAGCAATCATAATGCCGTCTTCTAAGAGTGTGGTGTTTAAACTGAAGGTATACTTTAATGAAAATGTACTAGCTCTCGCCCAAAGCTCCGCAAACACTTTATCAATACTCTCTGAGATATACTTAAATATCGTGGAAAACAAATCTTTAAGGAACACTAGAGGCGCTAAAATTTTCGAGAAATCAAAAATACCTGACAGTTTCTTTGAGATTGTTGCTAGACGCCCTGTGATATCTCCTAAAATGTTATCTACCAGCTTCTTAAAACCTGCAGAAGCTGAAGCAGTGGGGTTCAAGAACTTAAACAAGTCTACTGAAAAATTCATTTCCGAAAAGAATCCAGCAACAAGACCTCTGGTAAAATTAATCACATTCTTAAAAGCTCCTATCAAGGTCTTAGCGACTAGGTCTACAAATCGATCAAAGACTGATTTACCCATAATATCGTCAGGTTTAAATATCCCAATAAGGATGTTCTTCAATAACATTGCGCTAGCTTTAAAACCTTTTGCTAGCTGTGAACCGATCCATTTACCAGTGTTATAGTCAAAAGTATCGTTGATAATATCAGTAACAACAGCCATAAAGTTTACAATAGAGACAGCTATGTTTGCCAAAATAGGTTTAAGTCCAATCCAGATAACGTCGGTGTACAGCATTTTAATTGTGCTAACGATTGTGTCAACACTCATCCCAATACGCTGTATTGCGCCCGCATTTAACCTAAGAATGCTGTTGTCAAGTAAATTGATAGAAATTAAGAAGGACTCTATAGGAACAGTGGCCCGCCTAAATGTGTAACCCACTTTAAACAATAAAGTCTCTAAACTGCCTAGGCGTACAGAGTCAATCGCTTGACGAACTTTAAATAACTGTGATGTGAAAGTCTCTAGCGACTCTGTCTGAAACAATTTAACAAAAGCTCGCTCGATCCTAGTGTCACTTACAAGGTACATAGTGAGACCTTCAAAAATACCTTGAATATCTCTGACAGTAGGTCTTAAGGCATCTCTCAAAACTGTTCGTATCCCAGTAACGATCGTGTAGATCGATGTTGCAACATTAACTAGGAAGATTTCAGCCGGTGCAACGATTTTAGGTAAGAAAGACGAGACACGTCGAACCGCAGCCTCAAAGATACCAACTATACCAATTACTGTGTTAAGTATCTTTTCCACAGTAATCTTAACTGAAGACACCCCGTCTGTAGAGCTGCTGAAGATTTCTTGAAGAAATCCTGAGATTGCGTTTTGGGTATCTTTAGTTTTACCTATAAAGTTGTCATAAAGGCTGACGAAGCTTTGAGCCCAAGTACCTAATCCTGAAGCTTTTATTTTAGTTTCAATTCCAAACAATTCTGAGTATGCAAATAGTATTTCTTTTATCTCATTCTGGTATCTATTTTTAATATCCTTGCTATCGAAGAATACCCTTAACTTTGTTTTAAGACTAATCGGCTCTGCTGTAGCAAGCTTACTAAGGTAAGTGCTAGCGTACTCTACAGCAGTTCGTAAATTGCCAATAACATTTTGAGAAAAATTATCTAGCCTGGCAGACATCTTGACTACGGAGTTGCCTGCAATTTCAGATATCTTAGTGAATTGGGCAAGCTCACCAACCAGATAAGAGATACTTTGCTTTAAGATAAATGTACCTTTTGAAAAAGTTATTACAGTTGAGTTAAAAGCCTTATCCGTAGACCCAGAGATTTTCAAAATAGTTTTAAACAAAACATCACTAGTCAACTGTCCTTGAAAGGCAAGCTGTCGTAATTCACCAACTGTTTTACCAGTCGCTTTGGCTAACTCCAGCATAAGGTATTTATTTTGTTCAGCAACCGAGTTAAATTCTTCACCACGAAGCGCACCAGCAGAAATACCTTGTTGAAGCTGTATCATCGCTGCGTTAAGTGACTCTATTGAGCTGCCTGACAGAGCGCCTGCCTGATTGATAGTTTTAACGACTTTAATAACATCGGCTTCACTTGCACCTAGCCGTGACAAAGATTTAGAGAAATCTACAAAAGTATTAGCTGTTGCTGCGTAAGAAGCTTGAGTAGACTGGGCTACTTTAAATAAAACTTTCTGACGTCTTGCTAAGTCATCCATTGAGCCGCTTACAAGCTTTAATCTGTTTTGGATATTAGTCAATCCATCACTGGCAGCTAGTAAACCCTGAGTGCTTTTAAAGGCAGCAAAAGCAACTACAGCGCCAGCAGCAGCCGCCTTTACGGAATTCATCGTCCTGGCCAGTGTAGCAGCACTAGAGTTCGCGCTGTTTACACTGTTTCTACTTTCTGTACCAAACGCCTTAACAGCTTTGGTAGCAGCTTGAGTCTCACTTGTGACTCCCTTGAACCTAGCGGCAGAGATCTGCCCTAGAGCTTTATTAGACAAATTTCCAGACTTGACGATATTCATCAAGTTCAGATTAAGTCTGTTAAGCTCAGCATTGGCAGAGTCTGCTTTGGTCTTGACGTCAATAATTACGCCAGTCATTACAACCTCTGCATTTAAAACCCGCTAGCGGTTAAACTAGCGGGTTTCGATTATTTGAACCGAACAATTGTTCCACTAGGGAATACACCCGGATGTGACAACAACGTTTTCTCTATGAAGAACTCAGGAGCTTGAGTTGAGGAGCCTTGGTTAAGTTGAGCGATGTGTTCTACATCGTTAACTATAGTATCCCCTTCTCGTCTCCAACCTTCACTGGCCTCACCAGTGTCGATCGGAGTATTAGCTGCTAAGTCTCGAACAAGGTTATCCAATTTAGCATGGAGAGCCTTGCGTTTAGCTGAAGCAAATTCCGCTCCAAGATTACCTTTAATTATTACTGCCACTAAAAGACCTTTTCGCCACCTTTTGCTCTTTGCATCTTTTGGAACAAGCTGGAGCCCTTAAACCCAGCCACATCGAATGAGCCTTCAGGCTTTTCGGGCCTTTGAATAGGAACAAGACTTGGAAATACCTTATAGCCTGGTTCTTTCAAACCCTGGACCTGCATGAGCTTGTGAGTACGGTCATCTTCACGCCAACCCGGAGGTCTTTGTTCAAAGTACGCATACCAGCCTAAGTATTCTTCGTATGTCATTTCTGACATCATCCGACCTACAGGCATCTTCAAAAGATACGCCAACTCATAGAGTTGAAACTCTTGCTCGGTTAGGGTTACTTTCCCTGGTCTTTACCATAGCCTGAGTACTTCATGACCTCCTCTGTAAGCTTGTTAAGCTCTTCCATCGGGAAGGTCCTAAGTTGCTCAATAGTGAGATCATCAGCCTCAACCACACCCTTGGTTACAATCGTGTGGAGCATTTCAAGGTTGCCGTCGTCGCCGTCAGATTCAGAACCCTCGGCAGCTTCAGCGGTCTTTTGAAGACCTCTAACAAGGTTCTGGATTTCCATGACCTCATCAACAGAGAGCTTCTTAATGGCGATCTTAGCGCCCATAAATGGAATCTCTTTAGTCACTTGTTGACCAATGAGCGACTTAATACCAGTAGCCACTTTAGGCTCCTTTGAAATGCTTGGAATTTTCGGACTGGAAGTCATCAATTAGCTTCCTCATTTTGTGAAGCAGCATTAGGGTGTCTAATACTTCCTTCGACTTTTCACCATCACCTTCGAAATCCGAAATACGCGTGAACGTCTTATGGATACTAAGATCGATGTATTTTCGTAGATGCTTTACTGTAATACGTAAAACGTATCCAGTGCTAAATGGAGCGAGTGACATTTTGCTCTCTTGATAGAAATGGAGGGGCTCAACCTGGGTCAAACCCCTCCAAATCATTAGGCGGGGGCGCTCGTGTAAGCACCCTTGAACTCTGACTGGATCGACAGAGTCAGTGTGGCCGTGTTGGCATCAGTAAGCTGCGGCGAGAACTGCAGAGCTTCCATTTTACCAAACCAGAAGAACTGGCTATTCTGAACCGTGCCAAGTCCACCGGTGGCGGACGCAAAGCTCGTCGGATCAGACCCCAGCAGGGCAAATCGATAAACCCGTTGGATACCGTCGCCAACCATGTTTCCAAGCAGCGTGCCTTCGGCCCAGTGCAGCGGGATATAGTTGAGGGTGAGTTCCAGGGTGGGTGCATCTGATTGCCCTTGGATTTGTTGTGAGGTCGCCGAACCATAGACAGGAACGTTAACAATGTTCGGAGGCGTACCCATCGAAGGGAACTCCCGAACGTTTTCAACACGAACAAACTTGGCAGCCGCCGCAGTACCGTTGTAGGCAACTTCGGTGGCAAACAGAGCCTTCAGTTCAGTTTCATCAAGACCGTCCCAGTCAGTGGTTGTCAACTGAGTGGACGGAACGTGGATCGACAGGTCCGAGAAGATACCGGCCGAGATAGACGAAATGTGAGTCATCACATACTTCCAAAGTGGTTGAATGGTATGGTGTAGAGGGCTTTATACAAAGCTGAATTCTTTGGATCTGTACCAATTAGCGACAAAGAGCTCCCTAAGAATTGGGTAGTTCTACCCGCAACTAGTTTACTCTTACCCGCTAAGAATTCGTCCAAATGATCTGCAAGTACAGATACTCTTTTTGGACCAGCACCAGATGCTATGAATATCTCTGCCTGGAGAACTCCAGAACTAGATTTCAAATTGATACCCGAGCCACTAGGTATAATAGATACTCTAATAAACTCCCTAGTCGTGTTAGCGGCTATGAAGTTAGAAGGGTACGTATTTAGACTTAGTGCCTTCCATTCCACGCTATCAAATATAGAGAAGATATCAGTCTCTATTTGACTATATTTCCCCATGTGGTGCCTCCCTGGTTAGAGTTACGACAAAGAGGTACTTGTTAGCGTACACTACTTCATCTAACAGCCAGGAAGTCCCGGAATACACAATTGTGTCGTACCGAGACATGTCTATGACATCACTTGTTTTAAATAGAACAGTCTTCTTTACAAGGTTAGTGTCTTTAGAGGGTTTAGAAACTTCAAGCTCAATGAGCTTTGCAGTGACTACTTCAGCATCGGCTATTGTTGTCGCTTCCGCACCGAAATCAAAGGCAGGACTTGCTTTTCTCGCGATTGTGGCAGTGACAGCAAGATCTTTAGCTTGCTTAAAGGCTAGATTGAGACCGTTTCTTATCAATGATTGATAAGCCATCAGTTAGATCTCCACCAAGCTGTAGACCCTCCTCTGACAAGTAATGGCTTTAAGAGACTTTTCACTATCGAAGGAAACTTACTTGGATTTCTGATTCCTTGCAAGTCAATTTGCGCTAGTGAGATACTCTTAACACCACCAACATCATCTAGAAGTCCATCGTTATTCAACAGGTGATAGGCTAGTTCATCGCAAGCGCGCTCAATTCTCCACGGCGTAGTTTCAGTCAAGGTGACTGTTGTACCAAGCTTAGGTTCATAATACGCGCCAACTCTGGGGAAAGCTAGATCTTGGGACTCGCTTACGGCATAACCAATGTACTCTTCAAGATCAATAAGCATTGTACTTGTAATAAGTGCAGCTGCTTTTTGGTCAGCTGTTGCGTCTTGTGTCCAAGCTGCAGCATCTAACCTTTGACTGAAAGTTTCGTTGGCATCGTCAACGGTCCGATATGAATTAGTACCCTTAACAAGTGCCATAAGCTTGTCTCAATTAGCTGTGGAAGATCGGGAGGATGCCCAGGCTGAGAGCCGAAGAAGCCTTACGATCCCAGGTACCACGAGCGTTAGCAATGGTCGTGACACCAGTGAGCGCAGCCGGAGTACCAGATTCAACGGAGAACTTGTAAGAAGCATCCGACGGGAACTCTGTTTCGAGACCGTTCCAGTCATAGCCCGCAGGTTGCAGGATATAACCCCAACGATACCAGATAGCAGTAGTACCACCGCCCTTGTAAGCGTTACCGTCACGGGTGATTTCAACATCATCCGGAACGTCCAGGGCTTCCATAGCCATCGCACCCGGAAGCACGATGAAGGAAGTCTTAGTACCAACAATATCAACGCCAGCACCGGTATTGATCTTGGTCAATTCCGCTGAAGACATCGACTGGCCCGCACGAGTCTGGATCAGACGCAGCTTACCTTGGAAGATAGTGTTGAAGTTGACGTTACCATCAGTGACTCGATCTTGGTCAACCAGATTGGCTGAACGCAGCGAAGCCATGACAGCCGGAGAGGTGATCAGGTAAGCGTACTCAGGCTCATAGTCCTTCCACGCCTTACCCATAGCTTCCATGAAGCCTTCAGCACGAGCAGCGCCCTGAACTGACGCCGTAGCATCAACAACAGCGGCGTCTGAACCGAGGTCCACATAGAAACCGAACTTCTTATCTGTCGGGTCATTCTCGAAGGTTTGACCACCCAGACCTGTAGCTCCAGAACCGGTAGCAGCACCGTTCAGAGCTTCAGCGATAGCGACACCCTTGAGGACGGCCATAATAGCATTATGTTCGTCTTGGGCGCGAGTTTCACCAAAGTCTCTACCGATCTTCGCGAGGCCGTCAACTTGAGTGACGACCTTTTGCATGTTGACCTTCTCGGCACCGTGGGTACGGACAGTCTTAATGTAGCTCAGGTAGTCTGAGCTGTAAGAAGTCTTGGTACCGTTGGTCGAGTCAGTCAACGAAGCCACGTTGATCGTGGGGTTCAGAGGCTTGTGCCAGCGCATTTGACCAATAAAGGTTTCAGTATTACGGTCAATGTCCGGGTTAGAGCCGACAATACCAGTGCCCGAGAGCTTACGAGCATTGGTGTACGCCTCGTCGGAATAAACGCCGAGGGTTTCCTGCAGGACTTCGGTTGAAGCACCCGCCAAATTTGTGACAACAGTCATCTACGTTTCCTAGGTAGGTTTGGTCCTTTTAAGCCTACCCTCTTGGACATCCTTAAGCACATCGGCTTGGGATCTCTCAAAGAGCGGCCTAGTGGACGGCTCATCAACTTGGGGCTGGAGCGAACTGGTACCCGAACCTCTAGAAACCTTAGGCTTCAACAAGAAAGCGTTAGACTCATCGTCAAAGAATGTCTTGACATAATCTTTGATCGACTTACCATCTTTGGACACCCAATTGCCATTAGAATCCTGAACAAGATTCTTAGTGATCGTAGCAGCCGCCATTTCTTGTGCAGCGTCGTTCCGTAAAGAAACAGTCTGCATGGCAGCAGTTACTTGAGTATCACGCTTGAGTTTGAGGTTTTCAGCTTCCAATGCCTTGTTGGCAGCGTTAGCTTCGGCCATCAGCAACTCGAAGCGTTCTTTATGCTTTCCTTCGTCTTCTAATCTCTTAAGTTCAGCTTCATGTTCAGCCTGCTCTTTTGTCTTAAGTTTAACAAGAGCTTCGTCACGCTGAGCATAAGCACTATCGAGCTTAGACTTAATTGAAGCGAGTTGGGCATCTACAGCTTCCTGGATCTTCTTATCAAGATCACCGGAATCAGCTGCTGGAGTATCAACAACCGGGTCTGCTGTGGTATTGGGATCGGTATTTTCGTCCGCCATTTCTATATCCTTGAGTACAACTCACTTGAAGCACAGCTTCTTATCTGTTGCAGTTGTGAATATCCAACAAGAAATTCACGCCTGGGTTAAATTAACGGGGTCAGCTAGCCTACACCATACCAACCGTAATCACTTACGAAATCGGATGGAACTTCTTGCAAGATGTCGTCTGTAGTTAGTATATCAGACTCATCAATTAGCCTACCACCTATTCTAGATTTTCCTACGACAGGGATCAAGCCCTTTTCAATAGCTTCTTCAAGAAACTTATCATAGACTTCTTTAGGTAAACCTCTCGCGCGCATCTCGTCCAGGGTCTTCTTTACAGATTCACCTCTCAGAGCTCTTGCGTAGATTTTACGGAGGGCAGTTCTGGCTTGAAGCATATCAGCTGCATTAGTAAAGAAGGCGTCATGGATAGTCGAAGTTGGAACTCCAGTAGCTTCACCCCAGAGATGGAATTGCTTAACTAATGTAGCATCATTAGAATGGTTACCATTAACAGCAAAGGCAGTTCTAGCTTTTGTAGCGTCTGCAATGTCATTAATCTTGCCGCTCTTATTGAGTGCTTGATCCCACCAAGAAGCCTCAGTCTTTTGAGGAACTTGTAGAATATTAGTTGTCCAGTTACCATCTTTATCTCTGTAAGTTAATCTTTCTTCAAACGACTGAGTAAAGTTCTGCTCAATGATCTTGCCATCAAAGTTTACCCAAGGAACATTCGTCCAAGACTTAGGGAGCTTGTTAGCCTTAAGTACCTCTATTTCAAACAAAGTCTTAAGACCGAACAATTCAATCTTAAAGTATTTACCACCAGTACGTCTTGTCTCAGGTGTTGAGACACCATTGATCATGTCAGCAAGATTGCTGTTAGGGTCATACAGACTGATACGTTTAAGAACAGCCTCTTTGACAGGCTCTCCTGGCTTTAAACCTAGCAGTTTGCTGACTTCGTCTGGAAGTGTGTAGCCTTTCTTTTTATTACCAAATATCTTACTTTTAATAATAGAAGACCAATCGAAATCACTCTTTGAGGGTTTTGCGCTTGCCAAGTACGCCTCAGCTAGTCTGCCAAAGAACTTAGTAAACTCCTTGAGGATTGGAACTTGCTCAGCAAGATGTTCACTCATAATGTTGGCTACGGTTTTGAAGTCATTAGGAGTGATAATACGTTCATACTGAGAGCTCAGCTTCTCAACTAATTCACGAGTTTTAGGATCTAAGAAATACAACTGCTCAAGTATATCATCGCCAGGATCTAACCCTTTGTTGAACACATCCCGAACATTTGCTCTGAGCTGTTTAAGATCTTCCGCCAAAAGCTTATCGTAACGCTCTACTCTAGCCACCCTCGCGCTTATTTGATCAAGAACCGCATCTCGATCTTTAGCTGTAACAACCAGTGTATCAGCGTCTTTGTTAAGAACTTTGGCAAGCTTACCTTCGACGTTAAAGATACCTGTACGCTCGCCAGCTCCGTAGAACGTAACCATGTTCTGAGCTTTAGCAGCTTTACGGAGGTCTCGCTCGTTAAGCCCAAGTTTACGATTAAGTAGCTGGAAGCGAGGATCGTTATAGGTTGTAGCTGCAATCTCATCGTACAGACGACGTTTCTGTGTAGTAGCTACAACGTTACTGAGCTCAGCTAGTTGTTTATTCCTAGTAGTTAAAGCGATGATCTGAGCACCTGATGACGAGGCATCTTGTTCCAGTGCTAGGCCAGTCTTGTACTTGACAAGAGTAGCTAAGTTAGACTTAGAATAGACGTCAACACCCTTACGTGGATCCATAGCCCTTAAGTAGTTATCAAGCTTAGCAGACTCAATGGCAAGCCTAGCAAACTTACCCAGCTCTTCACCATCGATTCGTTGAACCATCTCAGATTCAAGGAACGCCCGAATGTCTCCAGGCTTATTACGAAGCATCAGATTGCCAATACGAATCATCTCAGGACGCCACTTTTCAGCAATCTTCTGCCTACCTGTGAAGGAGAGTCCATTATATCGGCCTTCAAAGTACTCGTCCAGACCACCGAGAAACCCGCCGATCTGATCCTGGAGGTTATTAAAAGCTTCAGGACTGAAGTTTCTTAGCTCCTTAGTATTCAAGAAAGGTCTAAATGTCTCACCTGCTTGAGGTCCAATTAGCCCTCGCTCGTAGATACGAACACGATGATCCACAAACGGGTGGTTACTGAAGCTTTTGCCTGAGGCTCTAAGCCATTCCATAGCCTTGAGACGCTCATAAGCGTCACCGCGACCAAGAAGGTGATTACGATAGTGGTTTAACTCATTATAGTACTTAGCTTTACCTCTGTCATCTTCGAAGTATATCAATTTATGAATGAAGTCGTAGTAGTCTTCATCAATTTTATACTCAGAAGCTCCAGCCCAGTTAAGAGCCTTGACAAGGTCTGCATCAACAAGCTCTTCCGGGAAGTCACTGAATGAACTGGTGGAAGTAATAGGGATCCTAGTATCTTCCAGGCCAAGAATGCCACGATCAATAAAGTAAGTTTTGTAACCAGTTCTGAATTTCAATCTGTTCTTTTCAGAAGTGACTGAGACTCTGAGACCGAGCTCAACCTTACGAGTGAGCCTAGCGTATTCTTGAATCCTAGGATCCACTACTCTAATATTATGAGCCAGGGTATCATAATACGGACCAAAGTAGGAACCGCTCATACGACTCTTCATTCTACGTTTTTGAACGCCAAAGGTTTCAATCTCATAGAATTTAGATACGCGCTTAGACTCCAGAAGCTTGAGACCAAGTGTGTACCAATCACGCTTAGCACCATTAAGATTAGCCATGTTGTAGAGATCACGGCCCAAGGCTACTGCAAACTGATCCCTATCCGGAGAATCCGCAAGAGCCAGCCTATGGGCAAACCTTAAGTAGAACTGTTGGAGATCTGCATCTGTAAGTCTTTCCCTAACTAGTAGAGGTATTTCAAGATTTAACAGACCTTTCAGTTCTTTCGCAATCTTAGGAGCCTTACGATCTTCCCAACGATTCTTAGCCACAATGTTTGAAATAAATTCGTCATGCAGTGTATCAAGCTGGGTAGGGCCCAGAACAGGGTCAATATAGTTGTCATCAAGCAACTTCTTAAGAACATTAGTGTCTTTACGAATGTATGTCTCCACAGCCTCAGAGACGTTCATAATATCAAACTTAAGTTGCGCCTGTACAACAGCTTTAAAGTTACCCCAGGGTTCTGGGTTTTTACGATACCTGCTGAAAAGAACTCTGAGATTGTCTACAACTACAGCTCGTTGGTTGATACTCATCTTGCTTTCAAGACGATTTGAGATATCCTTTACAAACGCTATGTCCTCAGGTGTGAGTTCTGGAGTGCTCTCTAAGAGTCTGATCCGATTCTCATACACAGCAGGGTTAGGTTGGTAAAGTCTTATGTCCTCATATCTGCCGGTAACAGGATTGAATCTCAGTTGATCCTCAGTGGGAGGACTTGAGAGTACCTTACGGCGCATAGCCAGCTTAGTATGGACAAGTCCACCTCTGTAGTTCATAGAGGACAGGGTGCCGTCCAGTTCACCAGCTTGTAGCAAGTAGTAATCGACTAGAGTATCTTTCAGCTTACGCTTAGTTAAGAAATCGTCAGGAGATGCAGCACCCAGTTGCATTGCATCAAGGCGTTCTTTAGCATTGGCAAACCTACGAGTGTCTCCAGGAATTACTGTGGTGTCACTCGTCAGGCGTCTAAGTTCCTTAATACCAAGGCTATTACCTTTGTCGTTAGTGAACTTGTCAACAGTAAGCTGACCTGTCTGGAACATCTCAAGCTTCTTGTAATCACCTAGATGCTTTAACTGGACAGCGGTAGGTTGTCTACGTAACCAGGCATCATAAGATTCCCTGAGAGGTGTAAGACCGTCATAGAAAGTCTTCTGCTTGTCAGTTAGGTTTGCAATATTGGTCCTGCGAACCTCAGCAACACCTTCGAGTTTAGCTAAGTCTTCCCATGACTTAAACACAGGAATAGTGGTTGAACGACATCTATAGTGAGCCGGTGGTAGGTACTTCTTTTCAGATAACTGATAGATCGTACCATCCCGATGAGCACAAATAGGTGTAGTCCTACTATCCAGGACTGCAACATACTGCCAACCATGGAGGGCTTTACCGTTAGCCTCATAGACAGCATGGTCAGCTTGAGCATGGACGCTAGTAATAGAAGTGGTAACAAGAGCCTCAGCTTGGTTCCTGCTGATGGAGTGCACGTTACCGCGTCTTACGGCAAGGGCAAGCTCTTTGACTGTAGAACCTTTGGCGATACCAGCCCGGATTACAGTCTCGATACGTCTACGCTCAGCAATACTTACACCATTCCAACCCTGGAGTAGTGTCTTGTCGTTATAGAGAGGTCTATCTAAAACAATGTCTTCAGCAACACGTCTGGTAGGTCTCTGAGTTGTCCAGATGCCACCCATGGTGTTTTCAATAACTTGGTAAGAGAAGGAGGCTTGATCTACAACTAAATCTAATAAAGACCGCTTAGAGATATTATAAATCTCTTGATAGGTCTTTTGAAGTTCTTGATCAATAGCCTCTCTGAGTTTCTTTAAACCAGCAGTGGAGGTTTCAGACCCACTGATAAGATCATCAAGCTTGACAGTGTGACCATCAAGCACTAACGAGACTTTACCTTGAACTCGACGCTCGTAAAGTCTAATCATAGCTGCTCTGTCGACAATTTTGTCATACAGTTCTGTGTTAGCGCTAACGGTTGCCACTTTGTTCTCCTACATTAATTAGTTTACACCTCTTTAACAGTATCAGGTTTCAACCTAATCTGCTTTTGGTAGTCTGAAACAGCGACGTCAGGCTGAGTAATAATAAGCTCATCTTCTGTCAATTCTTTCTTGCCTACTTCGTCATCATAGTCATCAGGAAGCAAGTCATGCTGCTTAAGAAGGGCAAGCCAAACAGACCTGGGGATCAAGCCTGCTTCATACCACTCAGTGGCTAGTCTGAGCCAGACTTCACCGGAAGGCGCAGTACTGAAATCATTAGAAAGAGTAACTTCAACCTCACTAGCGCTAATCTCAAGATCATACCGCCAGTTGATCATAAAAGTGACCACCTGTTTCATGGTATTAATGATCTTGGTATGAAGCGAGCCTAGTCTGGCAGTTTGAGAAGCGTTACGAAGTTCAAGTGCAACACCAGATTGAGCTGTTTCAGGAGTCAACATTCTGACACCCAGCTTTGCCATTTCCTCGATACCCGCAGCGATAGCCTTGTCCATATCCTGGAGAGCTTCTGTAGGAGTCGCAAGAACACCAATACTATCGCTTTGACCTAGGTGCAACCAAGAACCAAGACCCGCTTCAACAACCTCGGTAAACTTTTCGTCAGTCATGTCTGAACAAACGTATGGAGTATAAGTTGCAGCGCCATAGAGCAAGTGATTGCGCCTACTCATCTTATTATACAGAGAAATTTCTTTCTCAATAAGCGGCCACAATATAGGCTCAGCGAGGTCAATGGAACCATTAAGAGGCCAAGCGGGGACAAAGTCCAAGCTCTCGTTGTTGACGAGCACAGGGATCACGTCTACTAGTTTAAAGCTTTTCTTCGTGTTCTTGGGAACAGGTTGACCCTGGACAACAGGTGCTGAAGTCTCGTCAGACTCTGCAACGTACTTACGAACTTGATAAGCGCCGTTGAAGAGTTCATGGACCCTGATGACTTCCCTAAGAGTCGGATGGAATTGATTCTCATCCGCGTAAGACTCTTCTAAACCCTTAAGGATGATTTGGGACACAACCATTTTACCGGAAGCGTCTTTAGTCCGTCGCCAGTTAATGACATTTTCAGCCTTTTGGATTACAGGATAAGGAATAATATTGGTCTCAGACAGTTCTGAAGTATAATCAACAAAGATAACACTGCGGGCTGTCTGAATCTCTTCCCAGATCGCATCACCCAGGAAGGCAGACATAGGAGTGCCATCTTCACCGAACTCGTTAAGGATCCAGTCACGAGCTTCCGGAGGTACACTGGCAGGTAAGGTTAGTTGAGGGGCTTTACGAAGAATCGCATCAACTAGCGTTCTTGAGAACGTTGAGACAATACCAGGCCACTCAGCTTCTGACTTATAGAAGTCATATTGTTGTTGTGTCATAGAAGGCGAGAATGGTGACAGAAGATTTGTAAATTTATTGACATCGATAGTTTGATCCAATGCCTTTACAAACCTTCCGCCACTGCAAGCTGCACGACTCGTCAACCACAAAGGTCGCATTGACTCGTATGCCGCATTCGGGTCGCCTACCGTTTTGGTTACATCAGCGGCATTGGCGACTGTCATTAGTTGCTTGCTTTCAGTCTCGCATTAAAGGCTTCCATAGTACCTTCAAAGGTCTCACCAGTGACACTATTGATCGCTTCAATCGTCTCATCTTTAAGAGGTGTCAAACACCAATCCGAAGGCTTACGACCCTTGAAAGGTTCACCCGAGAGTTTCTTAGCAGGTGTCAACGGAACTTCAACTTCAATTTCGTCTTCAGTTTTTGCGGTGGCTGTGATATTAACCATCTGTCACCTCAGGGTTTTGAGGGGCTGATTGCCGGGCTTTAGCAATTTTAACAGCTAACGGGTTGAGAGCCATAGAGGCTTCAATAGCGTTAGGTGCAGCCTTGATAGTCACATTGATGGATTCCATCAGCATGTCAAGTTCACGTAAGTCAAATTCAACAGTCACAGTGTTTTCTTCAATCATAGTTCTTACTCCGGATCTTCTTCAGGTGCAATCCACGGCAGGGCCGGGGTGACGATGGGCGGGGCGATCTGGTCGGCGATCAGGCTGGCGATGATCTCGCGGCGGCTTTCGAGGTACGCGGCGTCTGCGCACTCCTCGACCCAGCCGATGACGGTGGCTTCGGTCAGGTCATCGAACGAGATGAACGGCCGCTCCGGCGTCGGGGCAGGGAACTCCGTGCTGGCGCTGGTCGATGCGGTCAGGTCGCCATCGGTCCCGGTCATGGTCCAGATGGCCCGGCTGACGACGTTGGACAGGCCGTCGAGCGCGGGGACGCAGTCCAGGCTGTCGATCTTCATGGTGTAGGTGATGCTCATGGTTGGGGGTTCCTATGTTGCGGTGGTCACGGCGGTCCAAGCCGTCGCGCCATTAGTGTTGACGTACATGCGGTCGCTCGTGCCGGAGCCGTCGGAGCGCAGGTAGAGGGAGCCCTTGGCGGCTGAGATTGTCGGCGCGCCAGCGCCGAAGTAGACGCCGAAGGCGCCACTGGTGGAGAAGGCGAGCGCCGGGGTCGCGACACCACCGGATGCGATGGCGGTGCCGAAGTGGGCCAAAAGATGACCTGTGAGCTCTATCCCCGCCGCGGTGACATCCCGCGAGAACCAGCCGTCGCGAATGCGGTTCGCGGCAGTACCGAAGTCATAGGTGGCGTCGGCTCCTGGGAGGAGGAGGCCGTTACTATCCATCGCCCAGCGGAGCGTCCCGGTGACGGTGGTGTTGTTGGCCGCCGTGTAGAAGTTCAGCTGGGTGGCCGCGTAGCCGCTGCTCGTCCCGCCGCCGATGCTGACCCCTCCTCCGGTCGACGTCGAAGAACCGCCCAGCATCGTCAGAGGCTTCTCGGCGTTGGTGTAGTGAGCAACACCGATCCTCATCGCCTTGGTCGTCGCGTCAGTCAGGACGCCCGCGCCGATTAAGCCCCAATCGTTCCCGAAGGCCTGGATTGCGGATAGGCCCGACGAGCCCGCCGGGGCCGCGCCGCCGATCCGCAGGTAGCGTGACAGATGGGCGTCGCGGAACCGGCCCGACCCGCTCAGGCCCAGATCATAGGTCGCGTCGGCTCCTGGGAGGAGGTGGCCATCGCCGGAGATACGCAGGCGCTCGGTGCCTATGGTAAGAAAACTCATGGTGTTGTCTTGGGGGTAGCCAATACCCGCATCACCCGGAACGCCATCGCGCCCAATTCTTATCACCTCACCGAAGTCAGCGGACCGAAGGAAGCGACTTACGATGGTCTGGTAGCCGCCCTTTACATCTAGCCGGTATGTGATGGCGGTAGGGTTGCCGAGGCCGACGTTGCCGGTCGTCAGGATCGTCAGCCGGTCGTTCGTGCCGAG